ATGACTGCACAACTAATCGACGGCAAAGCGATCGCCGCTAGCCTGCGCCAGCAGATCGCCAAACGTGTCGCCGAGCGTCGCCAGCAAGGTCTCCGTACTCCGGGCCTCGCGGTGATTCTGGTCGGCAGCGACCCGGCCTCTCAAGTTTATGTCTCGCACAAGCGTAAAGACTGCGAAGAGGTCGGCTTTCTTTCACAAGCCTACGACTTGCCCGCCGACACCACCCAAGAAGCCCTGGCGGGCTTGATCGACCGCCTCAACGATGACCCGAACATCGATGGCGTCCTGCTGCAACTGCCACTGCCCCAGCATCTGGATGCCTCTCTATTGCTGGAACGCATTCGTCCGGATAAAGACGTGGATGGTTTCCATCCTTATAACGTCGGCCGCCTGGCCCAGCGCATCCCTCTGCTGCGCCCTTGCACCCCCAAAGGGATCATGGCCCTGCTGGAAAGCACCGGTGCGGATCTGTACGGCATGGATGCGGTGATCGTCGGCGCTTCCAATATCGTCGGCCGCCCGATGGCCATGGAGCTGCTGTTGGCCGGCTGCACCGTGACCGTGACCCACCGCTTCACCAAGGACCTGGCCGGCCACGTCGGCCGCGCCGACCTGGTAGTGGTTGCCGCCGGCAAGCCAGGCCTGGTCAAAGGCGAGTGGATCAAGGAAGGGGCAATCGTCATCGACGTTGGCATCAATCGCCAGGATGACGGCAAACTGGTAGGCGATGTGGTGTATGAAACCGCCCTGCCCCGTGCCGGCTGGATCACACCCGTGCCTGGCGGCGTAGGCCCCATGACCCGCGCCTGCCTGCTGGAGAACACGCTGTACGCCGCTGAATCGCTGCACAACTGAGTGTTCCGCAGTGCGCCCGAAAGCCCGCCATTGGCGGGCTTTTTTTATTCCACAATGACTGACCCTTTCCCTTCTCGTTATCGCCCCTGATTCTTAGCCTTCGGCACCGCCACCGGACTATCCTGCCAGCGCCCTACCGTTCAGGAAAAATCGGTGTTTTTTCTTTGTTTTTAAGGGTTTTCGGCTGACAGCGGAAGAACAATCGACAGTTCTTCAGCCATACTCATAAGATGTTTTCTGCGGTTTCCAGCGGGCCGCAGCGGAATAAACCCCAGCGTTTACTGGGGTTCTACCCACCACCGCTACGCACCAAGCACCCACGCCCCACCCCCAGTGGTACAAAAATTGGTACAACCAGTTTTCCCGCCTACGGCGTTCTGCCGACCGCACACCGCACCCCAACACCTACAGTTCGTCGGCGCAAATCGCGCCTCGTTCAAGCCTCGATTACTGTATGTACATACAGCATTGGATTCGAGGTAGTACCGTGCACACCGAAGACACCTACGCAGCCGACGACTGGCTGGGCATCCCCACGCCCCTGGAAACTGCCCGGCAGCATGCCTTGCTGCTGGAAAATGAAGTGGCAGAGCTGAACCTGCAACTGCGCGCTGCCCGAGAGAACATCTACAAGCTTGTCCGCCTCCATGCAGCTGCTGTGCACGACAGGGACGAAGCCGTGGTGAGAGTTCGCAGCAAGGCAGCCGAAGCTACACAGCACCGTCACCGTAATAGAGTTATCGAGCTTGAGGCATCGTGCGAGTTCCTGCGGCGCACAAACGAGGATCTGCGAAGGCAGATCCCTGTTGGCGCCTGGCGCCGGTAATTACTCGCAAGCATCTACTGCGGCAGCCAACACTCGCTCATATCCGATCCACTGATCGCGCTCCGCCAGCATCGCCCGCACCTTCAGCTCCAAGCTATCGGCTTTCTTCAGGCTGCCCGTGGCCCAGGCGGGCCCTGTTATGGCTACAAATAATTGAGCGCTGGCCGAGCCTGGGATAGATTCACTCTTTGAATATGCCCGGTGCCATAACTTGTAGGAGCGATTCATGCCGCTCACCAATCCGAACCAGGAACTGCGCCACGATCTAGAAGAGGCTGCCAAACTGCTTAAGCGGTCAGGCGTCGATCTGTTCGAAGTTGCAAAACGACTTCTCGCTGCCGGAGATGAAATCAATGCGGACGAGTTGATGATGATCGCACTGAGCTACCAAAAGATTGAGGATAGGCTGGCGGGGTATGCGGAAGAGGTGAAAGCGGGCCAGATAAATCGACACAACCCCGAATAGGCGCGTGGTTTGGCGCGGCGGGATGCTTTAGGAGCCTATATGCCCCTCACTAAACCCAACCAGCAGCTGCGCCGCAACCTGAAAGAGGCTGCTGCCACCCTCAAGTGGGCAGGCGTAGATCTGTTCGGAGTGGCAAAGCGAATGCTGGCCGCCGGCGACGAGCAAGGAGCCAACGAACTGATGAAGATCGCCCTCTCCTTCCAGGAGACCGAGGACAAGCTGGCGGGGTATGCGGGTGAGGTGAAGGCGGGATGGGTTGTGCGGCAAACGTGACCCGGCAAGGTAAAATGGAAAGGTTGAACCAAACGCCAAACAGGAGGCGGGCGCGCCTAGGAATATTTTTTGGAATAATTTGACTATATTTTTGTAGTTACTCTATGATTCTCTCAAGCCTCTGAGAGAATCACTGCATGACCGCCCATTTATCCGACTCCGAAATCAGCAATCTCCTCAAACCCTACGAACAGGTCATCGCAGAAGCCGTACTAAAAGGCTGGAAGCAATGGCTGGAGGTGCCAAATCGAGCTCAGTTCTATAACAGAACTCGGGCAAACGTCGTTTGGGACTATACTGTTGGCGCTCTGGAAGAGGCGCTTGACCCGCTCCCGGGCGTCCACGTTAATAGAGCGGGAAACACTTGTATTTTCATGATTGGCCAGCAATTGGCCTTTCGCTTCAAAAAAGGCGACGAAAAGGGGTTTAGCAGCAATTACCCTACGCCTATGGCTCTTGCATTTCATGACCCCGAACAGCAGGTCCTAGGAATTCCAGAGGCAGTAAAGACCGAGATTATTTATATCCTCAACAAGCTTGAAACCGAGATTTTTCAAGTCCGCATGGTTCGCAGGGATGGGGAGTCGGTAGCTTGGTCTCACCCAATTTATGAGCGACCAGTTGCGCCCGTCAAAGCTATACCTGCTGGACTCCCCGCGGCACCATCGAAGGATTCGCAGGATACCCAGCCCGCGAAAAGGCGCCGAGCAACGGTCAAGACAGAGCTGGCACCAGCTAAACCTACTGAAATCAAAGTACCCCGGCCATCGTCATGAGCAACACATTCAACCCCGAGATGCTTCAGCTAGCCAGGCAATTTCGAGGCTTCAGCCAAAGCGCTCTATCCAAATCCATGAATATCACACAAGGCTACCTATCAAAGATTGAAAATGGATTAATGGAACCTGCCGAGGAAATGGTTGAAGCTTTTTGCAAGGGCCTTTCCTTTCCTAGGGAGTATTTTTTTAATCAGGATCGGGTCTACGGGCTGCCGGTTAGCGTTCATGCTTATCGCAAGAAGGCCACTGTCCCGCAGAAGACGCTTGACGCCATCCAGGCCGAAATGAATCTGCGGATCATGCACTACCGAAAGCTTCTTAAATCCGTCGACCTCGCAAAGGATTATGAGCTCCCTTATCTAGACATCGACCAATACGGTGATGCCGATGAAATCGCATTCTTGGTCAGAAGATCGTGGATGATCCCTGATGGACCGATCAAAAATCTCGCCGATTTCGTGGAGCGCGCCGGCGTTTTGATATTTGTTTGCGATTTTCCTGCTGGAAAGATTGACGGCGTAACCCTTGCCATCCGTGGGATGCCGCCTTGTATTTTTCTGAGCAAAAATCAATCTGCAGATAGAATGAGATTTTCACTTGCTCATGAGCTCGGCCATTTAGTGATGCATCGCCAACCCAGTCCGACGATGGAGGACGAGGCGAACAAATTTGCAGCCGCACTGCTGATGCCAGAAAAAGATATTTTCTACCAGTTGAAGAACGTCAGCATCCAGTCGCTGGCCGCGCTGAAGCCTGTATGGAAAGTATCTATGGGCGCCTTGCTCTATAGGGCAGCCACGATCGGTGCAATTACAAAGTCCCAGAGTGATTATATGTGGAGGCAAATCGGCAGTCTCGGCTATCGATTGAGGGAGCCCGCTGAACTGGACTTTCCGCATGAGAAAGCTCATCTGACCTCAGAGATTCTGGAGCTGCACATGGAAGATCTGGGGTATTCGCTTGAAGATCTAATGAGCATCCTTGGATTGGCGCCTGAAGACTTTGGTAATTTGTATAATTTCAAGCAAAAACCACGCCTTAGCATCGTGAAATAATCAGAGCCAGCCCGGCCCTGCGCCGGGCTTCTTGTACTGCCCTTCTCGATCCGAGCGTGCTACTGAACATCGCTTCTTTGCCTGGCCGATTTGCTTAGGCGCAAGATCGTTCTACAATTTTCATGCCGGGCTACTACTCTACTCCCCTCCCGGCTTTAGCCCGCTTCGGCGGGCTTTTTCATTTTCCACTCAGCGCTTGCTCTCGCTCAATAGCAGCCACCAACCAGTCTCCCGCCTGTTGGATCTGCCTATGCCACTCCTTACGGTCAACTAGCCCCAGTCGTAACATTTCATTGGCGGTGGAGATCAGTTGACAGTAGCGGTCTTCGATATATTCATCGGAGCTATCAAGCGCAGCTAGCAGATACTGCCATTCAATCAATTCTGCATTTTTCATGACCTCTACCTCATCAACTGCCGATCACTGCGTTTAGTTATAGCAATTCTCGACGAGATCAGAAGCCATCAAATAAGCATAAGCTCAGCGTCCAACTGACGTTTTCAGGCCCTCATAAGCCTGCTCGCACGTTACTCCCCTTGCCCCGCGTTGATCAGCAGTTGCTGCCAGATCTTCCGCTCTTTGATCAGCGCGCTTGAGCACGTCGGCAAGCACCAGGACGGCGCGGGAAGCTGCCGCGCTTGCGGCGGCAGTGCAGGAATTGCCGCCGACCTGACTTGCGGTACGGCTGGCGGTTCGGTCTGCCTGTTCCCGCATGCTGAGATCAGCCCGAGCAGCGGCAGCATCAGCAACAGCTTCGTCAATTGTCCGTTGTCCATCTTGCACCGCCTTATTGATTGAGTTCTGCCTCGCCTGCTCCTTGTCGCGCTCCTCAGCTTCAGCCAGGCCCCAGGCCTGTTTGTCGCCGGCGTCACGGGCATTCCAGCGCGTTTGCCACTCGGCCTTCTCGACCGCCCTGCCGTGGTCGTAGACGCTGGACAGTGCCCAGGCTTCCAGGCCGGCCAGCAGCAAGGCAGCCAGAGCAATTCCGCCAATCTTCAGTGCGAGGGCGTTCATGCCAACACCTTCGCGGCCAGGTCGCGCAGGGCCACTCGCTCGGCCTGGCCAGTCAACCCGCCGTTGATAGTCCGAGTGATCTTTGCGAACTGCCCCGAGTCGGCCAGCTCATTAAGCCCATTCGATTGCCAGAACCAGCCTGCGACCAGGGCAGCAGTCTCGGGCTGCTCCACCAGCTCAGGGTGATTGACCAGGTCCAGGCCCAAGGCAGCGCTGGCGGCGCGGTAGTTGTTCGCTCCGGTCAGTTGGATAAGGCCGCGTCCCCGATACTTCCAGCCGTCCCCTGGCAGCGCGTTACCCATCCGACCGCCATACACAATGTTTGCGATCTGCTCGGGCTTGCGGGCCACCTGAGCAGCCAGGGCAGCGTTGAAGCGATTAGGCCAGACTGCCTGGAGTCGTTCGGCGCTGTAGTTCAGGTTCTCGACCATGCGCGTCAGTTGGCCGGACTCATGTCCAACCTGGGCAATGAACGCAGCCATCCGCACAGGCGAGTTGATCTTGAATCGAGCCATCGCAGCATTCAGTGCAGGCACAAAAAAGCCCGCGACTTGGCGGGCTTGGGAGAGGATCTGCAGCAACTGCTGCTCGGTGATCGGCATTACTTTTCTCCAGGCAAAAACACCAGCTAACAGAAAGCCGGCTAGTTATTTAATTAGTATATCGGCGAGCATTTAATAACCGGTCACGTCAACTATCAAATAGGTCCCCCAGGGGGATGTATATAGAGTGTTGCCAACGTTTCCGCCCACGGCACTAGCAACTGCTCGATGTTCAATAACACACGTAGAACTGTCAGGGCTTTTCATCACTCCACTAAAAAAACCGAACAACCCTATAGGCTGGTTGGGTGGTCCGCCAGTATCAGTCTTTCGAGCGTAAGGCCTAACACTTTGAACGATTGCTATATTCCTCCCTGAATACGTTGTACTGAAAGACTGATTTGGACCGAGGGAAACCGGAGTAAAGCCTAGTATTCGAATGTACTTATTATTGGAATTGTAGACGACATTACCTGTCACCCTATTTCTCACAACCAGCCCTATACCGCCACCGGAAGTATTAACTGGGTCTGCAAAAATATAAACTTTCACAGTCCTTGTTTCGTCAAGATTATTGCCGGAGTAAATTCGAAATACGCTAGAGCTCATCTTCTTTACATACACGCCCTGACTGGATCCGCTCACAGCAACAAGAGGGTCTGTCCGGCCGCTTGGCACGCTGATCGCCGCGTAGTAGCCGAGGATGTCGTTATCCTTGGACGACATCGCGTATGTGTTTACAGACACAAGTTCCTGGCACTGGTAGCTCCCATCAATCTGTAAGATCTTGTCTTTATTCCTGACCCTGAACCCAACAACATCAGCCATCTAATACACTCCATACATAATATCGCACGGAACAACAGTTGCGCCTGTCGGCCCTGGAAAGTCCCAAGACAAGACATTCCCACTTATCGACAACCTTGGAAATTTCCACTCATTAGCAAGGTTCTGGTTCGGCGTCGGTACTTCAAGAACTGTGGCCCAACCTTCACCCAGCGAGAAATCATTGACAGTAATAGAAGACGCGAAAGACCCGCTATTAACCACCCCAATCCTTCTTGTCAGTCTATCAGTGATATCAAGAGTAACTTGCCCGGTAATCCTATCTCGCACTCTCAACCCGATTACGTCTGCCATTATGAGAGAACTCCAAGTTCTACAAGTGGAGGCGCAAGCCCATCGACATATAGCCTCCAGTACTTGTTGCTTTGAGTTATACGATACCCGTCGCCTGCGCCATTGTTCTCCATGTTTCCGCTCTTACCCATCTTCCAGCCACGCTTGCCTGGGTCGTAATCGTCAGACTGTAGGTTGTCCCCGATCTTAAGCATCGTGATGCTTGCGTTGCGGATAAACGTGGTATCGATGTAGGCGGCGTTGCCTTGAACTACGAACGGGTAGAAAACATCGGTGGTGTTCGGGTCGATAATCGCAAACCGGCTGGCAGCGATCAGCACCTGGCTGGTGATGATGCCTTCGTTGTTTTCTACTCCAACGCCTATACCTGCCAGATAGGGCTTGTTGTCGACCGTGAGCTGGGTCTTGATCGAGTACATGGCCGCGAGCTCTGTCTTGACCTGTTCGATCTCAACCGACGCGCCACCGCCGGAGTCAATCTTCTCGAGCAGGTGCTGGCTCAACTGCGTCTCTGTGATCTGGTCATTCAGGTACTCGAGGATCGGCCCAGCATCGGAGGACGACTGCCCGGTGACCGGACCGCGAAAATCCCCAACGTTGCCGATGCGGTCCACCAGGCGCGCCCAGAAGTAGAACCGAGCCCCGGAAGCCAGGCCCATGATTGTCAGGTCTGTTTGCGGATAGGCGTAGTCGCCGAACTTGGTCGCCGTGGTCACCTGGTTGGTCTGGCTGTACCAGATTTCGGTGCGCTGCACGTCTGCGGTACTGAGCCCCGCGGGGATGCCCCAGGACAACTTGATGCCGAACACGATCGAGGCCGCTGTAAAAGAGGACGGCACCGGTGGCGGTGTTGTCTTGCCGTTCAGCACGGTCTCTACCGAGGTCGCGAACACTGAGCCGATGTCCAGGGAGTTGATGGCCCGCACCTTAGCCACATACCGGCCCGCGTAGATCCCGCTCACATCGATGGACGTGGTGCCCGTGCGGCCGGCAAAGATCCAATCGCCGTCGTTCTTGCGCCAGTAGACCTCGTAGGCAATCGCCGCCTCGGGCTTCTCCCACTCAATCGTCATGACGCTGACCGCGCTGCCCTGGTCAACGAAGTGGTCATTGCTCACCGTCACGTTCGTCGGTGGCCGCTGGACGCTCGGCGGGATCACGGTTACCGGCGGCCGCTCGATGCGCGTGCCGTTGTCGATTGCTCCGTATTTACTGGCGTTGTGGCGTACCGCGCTGATGGTGAACTTGATCTCCGAGTCGGAAAAGTCCTCGGCCACGGACATGACGCGGAACAACTGGGTGGCCAGGGTCGGTGAGTCAATGGCCCACATCGAGTGCTGGGGCGGCAGCTCCTCCAGATCCTCAGTCAGCACGACCTGCTGAACCTCTGCAGGAAAGCCCGTGGTGTCCATTGTCACCCTGCCGCTGGACCACTTGATGCCCTTGGACGACCACTTGACCGGGTAGCCCACGGACTTGATCACCCGAGAGACCGCCTTGCCGGTGGGCATGATCACTGTGATGGTGTCGCCGGGGTATGCCTTCACATCGGCATCCAGCACCAGGCTGTCGAGCGTAGACGAGCGCAAACGTCCGCCGATCCTGCGCCCTGCCCTGTCGTTGTCCGCAATGCGGATAATCTGCCCGGGGCGCGCCAGGGTGCCATCAAGGCCCACGGAGAACCCCACGCTTTCGGTTTCCAGGCGGTTGGTCAGCAGCGCCCACTTGCCGATGCGCTGAGCTTGAGCCTGGGACGTGCAGCCGGTGGCGGTGATCTCGGTTTGCTGGATGCCGTAGCGGGTGATGCCGGCCTGGTCGTCGACATACTCAACCTTTTGCCGGTAGAAGTCGGCCGGATCGTTCCAGCTCACCAGAGCCACGGTGTAGCGGGTCTTCTTCGCAGAGCCGAAATAGCCAAACTTGCCGTCGATCACGTTGGCGTTCGAGTAGGTGTAAACCGGGTCCTCGGGTATGTCGGCAATAGCCATGACCGAGCCGCCGGCCCAGTAGGACATTCCGCGGAAGGTGGTGGCCAGGTCCTGCAGCACGTCGAGAGCGTTCGACCTGGTCTGCAGGAACAGATTGCAGGTGAACCGCGGCTCCATGCCGCCCTTCCCGTCCGGCACCGGCTGGTCGCAGTACTGGCCGATTCTGTACAGCTCCCAGCGGTCTACCTGGCCCTCGTTCAGCAGGTGGCCCAGGCCATAGCGGAAGTGCAGAAGCAGGTCGTAGAAGATCCAGGCCGGGTTATCAGTCCAGGCTGACTTGAACGAACCATCCCAGACGCCGGAGTACAGCCTGGTTTCCGGGTCGTAGTTGCTGGGCACGCGGATGATCCGGCCGCGCAGGTCGAAGGACCTGGTGGGGATCGACTGGAACTGGGAGGCATCGAATTGCAGGCCAACGATAGCGGAACCTGGATAGCGCAGCTTGGCGTCGATGATCTCGGTGATGGCGTCGATGTTCGTGGTGTCGGCGATCACGCTGCTGGTGCTGTTCGGAGTTAGGCGCGTCACTCGCACCTGCCAGTTGCTGCTCGCCGGCGGCAGGTCCACCCGGTGGGAGCGCTCGTACTTCGTCGAGGTCTTGCCGCTGAATGCCGCGGCCAGCACCTGGACATAGGGCCCACCATCGGTGGAAACCTCGATCTTGTACTGCACAGTGTAGCCGTTGGTGTCGCCATTCTCGGTGTTGGTCTGGGCCAGGCGCGGGGTGGACAAGCGCACACGCACGGCCGACAGCTGCAGGTTCTGCACAGCACGAACCCAGGGCTGACTTGCCCGCAGCTCAACACCCACCGCAATCTCGCTCTCGACCGCCGGAAAGCCCGGGATATGCAGCTGATCCTGGCTGCCGGTGCGGGCGTCCAGGGTGACGCCGCTGAAATTACGGATGCCGTCGGCATTGGCCAGGGGCGTCTCGTCGAGGTAGACCGAGCGCTCGCCCGCGACCAGGCCCTGGATCTCGCCTTCGCTCACCAGGTCAAGGATCCGCGCATACGCGGTACTCTGCAGGCTGTCGGGGGCCTCAACGGACGGCCGCGGCTTCGACTCGCCGCCCTTGGCGCCGGTGATGATCTGGTTGTTCATGGCTTTCCTTCAGGCAAAAAAAAGCCCGCTCATGGCGGGCCTGGTGGCGGGTTCGGTTTACATCTGGTCTTCGGAGTAGATCCCGGCGCTGATCACCGCACTGCCGACGATCATCCGGCCATAAAGCAGCGGTACTGGGTTGCCCTGGACGCTGGTGTTCACGGCACCGTTGAAGCTGTAGCTGGGCCGGTTGTTGGGGCTGTCCTGGGTGCCCAGGCCCTTGGCTTGCGGGCTAAGCATTTGGATCACGCCGCCGGCGACCAAGGCGAGTCCCGGGGCCAATGTTGCACCGCCAGTGATGTATGAAGCAGCGATCAGCACCACCCCCACAATTGTCTGCAACAGGCCGGCCCGCTTTGACCCAACGATCACAGGTACGATCCGGATCACGTCGCGGCCAGTTGGCTTCCCTAGGTCATTCTGAGAAACATTCTCCCTGCCATTGAAGACCGCATAGCGCAGCCCCTTACTGGAGCTTTCGGCCATGTGTGTTTCAAATCCTGGGAACTGCTTGAAATACCCCATGATGTCCCGCCACCCGCCGCGGGTGATCATCCTGTGCTGGCGGCCAAATAGCTTTGCCAGGGAGCCGGACAGCATCACTGTCTGCATTTTTTCAACTGATTGAGCCATTGCCATTCCTCATTGTTTTATGTACCGCCAGTAGCTGACCGTAACTTCGCGCCAGTACCCACCGTAGGGGTCGCGCTTACTGTCCCGGTTGTAGAGGTGGTGCAGGATCGAACCGGGCGCAGGGAAGTGTTCGGGCTCGGTCTTCAGGATGCCGTCGGCCAGGTATACCCCGGCATGGTTCGGCACCTTCGACCGGATCTGCATCAGCACGATATCGCCGTGTTGCGGGGCGCTTACCTGCTCGAAGCCAGCCGCCGGCAGGTTCTCCAGATACAGGTTTCCGCCCTTCTCCCACCAGCCATCCTCACGCTCGTACTGGCCCAGGTCGATGTCTAGTTCGCGCCGGTAGTAGTCGAGGATGATGCTCAGGCAGTCGTGCACACCGTGGGCGAACTTGCGGCCGATCAGCGGGGCCTGGTAGCCCTCCGGCGCGAAGCTCACAAGCTCGCCTGGGCGCACCTGCTCGTCATCGCCCTTGCGGACCTCAAGAATGTGCCAGGGAAGCTCGGAAGCCTCGCAGGAGACACGGTCGGCCTCGCTGGGTGCTGCCGGGCAGTCTGGGTGGCTGTGCACGACCGCCAGCACCTGGCCGCGATCCTCGGCTGCCGCGAAGTCCTCCGGCGCCAGGCGGAAGTGCTCGCTGGGGGTCGAGGCCGTGTTACGGCAAGGTACATAGACCTCCTTACGCCCCTCACGAATCACAAGGCCGCAGCACTCACGCGGATACTCGGCCAGCGCATGCCGCTCGATGGCGGCGCGGGTTGACTTGTTCATGATCAGCTCCGAAGCAGGCCGGCGGCCGGGAATGAACCGAAGGGCAACGGATTGTTTTCGCCGAAACGCAGCTTGCAGCTGCTCAAGCGCCCGCCGCATTTATCCTTGGCGGCATCGGTGGTGATGATGTCGTTCTCATCGGCCACGGGCCCGCCGTTGTAGCCGCAGTAGGGCCCGCGATAGCCGCCGCAGCTGAGCCACCAGCAGACGTTGGCCACGATCTGCCGGCGCGGCAGCTGAACCCCGGCGAAGTCCAGGGCCGAGGCCAGTTCGAACTGCACCGTCTCGTTGTTCTCGGCGGCCTTGCGCTCGACGTACCAGATGTCCGGCGGCAGCTCCTCGTCGGGATCCGCCTCCGGCTGGCCGTCCAGGTACTTGCCCAGGGTCCGGTGGCGGGTCAGCTTCGCCCCCACCAGATCCTCGAAGTACAGCACCAGCGCCGTGATGAACCCGCCGACGTTGCCGACAGACAGGGTCGGCATCGGCTGGGCGCCCTGCCCGGTCATTTCAAAGCCTTCAGCCTTGATCGGCCAGGGTGAATACTCGAGCCCCTGCCAGAAAATCGACGACTGCTGGGGGTAACCGTGAAAGCGGTAGAGTTCGGCGCCGAGGCTGGTGGCGTCGAGCTCGAAAAGCTCCACCCACGCGCCAGGCTCCAGGGTCTGGATATCGGCCGTGATCGGCATGGTGTTTCCTCAGGCAAAAATAAACCCGCTCGCTGGCGGGTGGGATGGGCGTGGTTGCGCTTAGACCAGGCGGCGCGCCTCGGCACGCTTCTCTGCAACATCTGCTGGGAGGTCCTTGTCGGTTTCCAACTTGCGGACTACGAGCCAGTCGGTCTGGCGCAGGTATTCCCGGGCCTCGTTGGCTTTCTGGTCCTGCTCAGTGAAGGTTTTCTTGCTCTGCGAGAAGTCCATTGTCTTCCTCGATAGTTTCGATGGTTGGAGTCTCTGGAGGTGGCGCCGGGTGATCGGTAGGAATGTCCACCAGGCCATCGGCGGTCACGGTCACAGGCTCGGGAAAGCGAATGGCGTCGGTGGCTGTGGCCTCGTCGTAAGGCATCTGGAGCGTGATCGACAGCACACCGTCAGTCGACATGACGGCTTTGTCGGCGAAAAGCTCGGAGCCGATAGCCTCAAGCGGCAGATCGTATCCGGGCTGAAGCGGCGAGAAATCAAATGACGAGCCATTGATTATGATTCGATACCCATCAACTTCGACCGATTCCAGCTGCCTCCAATTCGGAGCGTCTAACGGAGAAAATCTAACTATAACCATTAGCGCCACCTCCCGATGGCTGTATAAAAGATGAATGCAGCTCCGTTGCTGACAGGTGAATACACCGAAGCAGTGATGTAACTCAGTGCCACGTTTTGCACCGAAGACCAACTATTGACGTTCTCAGAATATGGCGCCGAGACTGAGACGGCAGGCGACCCACCAACGAACGGAGCCGCAAAGTTCAAGGTTTGCAACGAAGACTGGAAGATGCTTCCCGTCGCCAGATTTGTTTGCACACGGCCGGCTGACACACCCCGGCAAATCATCGTGCCGTCAGGGAACTTTATCGCGTCGCCGTTAGCGTTTGCGATTGCTTCTACAAACGTTCTCTGCCATGCCGTCCATGCACCGCCGGATTGGGAGCGTTCATATCCCCTGGTTGAGCCCGCCGCTCGGAATGCCTGAAGGCAAATAGAGCTATCGGACCCACCCTCAACAATTAGGAATCCAGTTGTCGGCCCACCCGGTGTTCCAGGGCCAGTAATATTGAACTGCCCTACAAAAGTCCCTCCCGCACGGAACGTATCCGGATTCAAGTTTGATCCTTGCCACGTAGCGTTATCCTTCGCCCCAACCCCGAAGTCACCGACCTTAACCAACTTGCCCCATGGACCTGGCGCCCCATCAGTCGCCCCCCTTGTGTACATTGCCGCGCCAGCTCCGATTCCTACGGCTATCTGTGACCAGTTGCCCGGGCTGTGCGGGACGTGAATCATTGATACTGAGCTATCGCCGATATTGTTAGCAGAGCCTGGTACCAGCGCGTGGAACCCGCCTTCCTTGATTAGGTTCGCATCAACAACTGGCAGGGCAGTATCCCCGGCGAGGCCGTAGTCCCCAACCTTGATACGGTTGTTCAGCTGAGCTTGCACTTTGCCGAAGGCCGCAAGAATGCTGTCAGCGGCAGTGACGGTGGAGTTGGACAAGCTCAAGCCAGCAAGTGTGACCGCTCTGACAGCCGCTGCCAGGTCACTGATGGTTGATGCAGGCTGTGTGCCCGTGTGGTTTGCACGCGCCAGAAGCTGAGCGTCCGGGCGGTTCTTAGTTGCACCTGTTTCGACCGTTGCGAGCTTGTTGTTGATGGTGTTGATTTGAGATGTCGCATCGCTGGTCCGGCTATCCAACTCCGCGAAGTTCTCGTTGATGATGATCCCGCCGTCGCGCAGCGTGTCGCCGGTTTCATCGTTCGGCTCCTCGCCGACGCCGATTGTTCGGATGGTCATGGGTGGAATGCCTGTTCGAAGGTTGCGGTCAGGGTGTAGTAGTCGCCGCCACTACCGCTGAGTCTCACGCTGTTGCCCCGGTAAAGACCTTGCGTGCCGAGCGGCGGCGTCCAAAGGAATGGGATTGCTCCTGCATGATGATCGAGGAATGCCTTGATAGCAGCGATTACGACCCCCTTGTCGCTTACCGATATGCTCCACTCGCTGGAGGCGTTATTGATGCCGTTGGCCACAACCTGCTTGTAGCCATCTCCGAACTTGGCGGATTTTGTCGCGTACTCGGCTGCCCCTGAAGACTGGGCCTGAATACACCAGGTGAATGTCTCGGTCGCCATACTCTCTCCCAAATCGTGAGCGGCACTGTTATCCGCGTCCTCTGATGGCCATGTAGATCGGGCCGCCTGGAAGAAGACCTTTACGGATTGCCATTTCCGCCTCGCCCTTGGCGGCGCTTTGAATAACCTTCCCAGTCTCGACGGCATCTCTTTCTGATCCTTGAGACTCAGAAGAGGCGCCTGAAGCGTCGACCTGCACGATGATTGGGAAGTTGTAGGTATTGCCACCTCCGCTGGTTTGAGGTCGCACCCCCTGCATGCTTTCACGCGTCAAAGGGGTCACGCTCCCGCCATTTGCGCCGGTCATCAAGAATGAGCGCCCTCCCTGATTGTAAAGCTCAGGGCCGCGCTCGTTGACCTCGTACAGAGAGTTAGGCGCAACGGGACCACCAGTGGCGCGCTGACCGGCAACCCACGACGAGAAACCGGACCCGGTGTACCCGGCCTGGGTAGCTCCGGTAGCACCGCCGAAGTACGAACTGGCAGCAGATGCCGCCATGCCGAACAACGAACTTAGCGCCGAAGAGGCTGCTTGCCGCGCAGCGATCCTGGCCATATCGGCCAGAACCGACTTTGTGAAGTCAGCGAACGACAGCTTCCCAGTCATCGCGAACTGAACAATCGCGTCTTCCATCGAACTGAAAGCGTTGCTGAATAGGCTCCGCGTCTGCCCAGCAACGTCTTTGGCGCTGTTCAGGTAGTCCTGAAACGCCCCCCGGGCGCCGTTGCTCCAATCGGCCTGCGCCTCGTCTATCTGGCGCCAGCCTTCACGCTGTGCAGCTATGCGCTTTTCCAGGTACTCGCCTTCGATGTCGATCTGAGCCTGCAGGTCTTGGCGCTGCTTCTCGGTGGTGGCGTTGGCCAACTCAGTACGCAGCTGAAGAATCCGATCATTGGATTGCTGCTCGATCTGGATTCTGTCCTGGGCCCGCTGCGCCTCCTTCTGCCCCATTCCGACCGCATCTGCTTCGTTTGCAAAGCCTTGGCGGAAGGTTCCAAGCTGCCGCTCCATCTGCGCCCGATATTGCTCGGCCTGGGTGAGACCTTGGGCGCCCTTGATAGCTGCGGCGTAGTTGGTGGACGCCTGAGCCAGCGCCTTGCCGTACTCTTCCTGGCTGATATTTACCTTGTCCAGAGCCAACTGCAGCTGGGCTTGCTCTTTAGTCAGGGCACGGGCGGCCTGGGATGCTGGATCGTACTGGGCGTAGAGGCGGGAGAAGGTGTTGAGCGACTCTGATAGCCCATTGCCGGTCGCGGCTTGAGCCTTGGCTGCCTCCGCAGCGGCTTTCTTTGACGCCTTCTCTGCTGCGGCCTTTGCATCCTTTTCTTGGGCGTATTTCAGAAGTAGCTTTTCTTGCTCGGGAAGCAGCTTCCCAAGCTCGCCAGCCTCAATTGCATACCGCACCTTTGCGGCTTCAGTGTTTTCGCCCTCGAGCGCAGCCTGTTTTTTCAGGTTGGCGAGAAGTTTCTCGTACTCAGCATTCACCTTCTTGCCTGGGTCATCCCCTTTCGGCGTCTGGAGAGATGGCTGCGCTGCAGTCTTCTGCATCTGCGCAACTACTGCCCTGACAGAGGTGGCTCGGCTCTCCAGCCCTGCAATTTCCTTGTCCAGCTCCTCGCGGTTGTAGAACTTGAACTTGAAGAAAACCGTGTCACTCGAGTCGGTAGAGGACAGCTTTGACCTCGCATTCTGCAGGTCTCGAATACCAGCCAGAGTGACGCTGAGTTCATTGTTCAGCCCGGCCACTGTCTGCTTGTCGTCCCGGAAGAAATCCAGGAACTCGCCCGAGTTGAACCTATCCATAGCCTCTGCCATGGATACGATTCCACGAGCCAGCCGGGCGCTAGCGCCGGTAGCCTCATCAAGCTTCCCGACCGTAGTCACCAGCGAGTTGTTGAATGCCGTTATCGACTGACTGACCGTGACCTGAAGGCTGCCGCTGAGCTCGTCCACTTTGTCTTTCTGGCTCTGCAGCGCCTTGACGACAGCCTCGGACGTCAGCTTGCCCTCAGCCCCCATGGCGCGCAGTTGCCCAATAGAGACGCCGAGACCACGCGCAATCGCCTGGGCGAGCGCCGGTGTTTGCTCCATTATGCTGTTTAATTCATCGCCGCGAAGGGTGCCAGAGGCTAGAGCCTGGCCAAACTGGACCATGGAGGCCTCAGCGGCCTGGGCACTGGCGCCACTCAGTGCCACGGTCTTCGATACTGTCTCGGTGACGCTCTCCACGTCAGCAAAACTAAGCCCAAGCTGCCTCGCATTCTGGGCCACCCGCTGATATACCTCAGCGGTACTTTGGAGCGACTGCCTAGAGTTCTGAGCAACCCTGTAAACGGAATCCTGAGCAAACGCTAATTGCTCCGTGCCTTCGGTCACAAGCCTCAGGCGGTTCGTAAGGTTGGTGTACTGCTCTGAATACTGCGCGATCTTGGAAACGCTGAACGCCGCTGCAAACGGGGCGGCCAGCCCACCAACCACACCGAGAAGCCTATCGGTCTCGGCAGCGAGCCCGCCGACCTTTCTCAAGCTTGCATCAGATCTTCGACCTGCACCTTCAATGGACGCCCCGGCTTTATCCATTGCCGGAGCTACACGATTTCCAGAGGACTCAAGAGACTCGAGCTCTTTTCTCATAGATGCTGCGTCACGCTGCGCGCCGCGTGAGTCGATGGTTACGGCAAGGCGCGATTCTTGGGCCATGCAATATCTCCAGGCATAAAAAAACCCGCGCAAGGCGGGTTTAGATTCGTTCGGTCTCAGATCATTCTTTGACCGGCTCTAGGTCAGACTGGCAGTGTTTGCACTTGATTGCTTCCCTTTGGACAACCTCGGCGCAGAATGGGCACTTTCGATAAAGGGAGGAGACACCAAACTTCCTGGCGATCTCGATACTCTTCTGCTCGTCCACTCCCAACGGGTTTACCAGCCATACAGCGATAAGTCCGATGACCGGTAAGACAAATCCAAGGATGAACCAACCTACAGGATTTCTGCCCTTCTGCTTTGCGAAATAGGCAGTCACGCCAGCTAACGCCAGCCAAATGATGAACAGTTCCATGAACCCTCCTTGTTTGATGGGGCAATCTACCATCGCCCGGCTCCATCACCAAACCGAGTGATTCGACAAAAAGAAAAGGCACCCAAAGGTGCCCTCTCGATGCCGTTTACGGCCCATGCCCCACCCCACCAAGCCATACCTCAGCTTGCCATACCTGAGCCCGCCCCGCCTGACCTGAGCAAACCAAGACACGCCGTGCTGGTTGGTGGCTGTCGCCACCGCAATGCCCCCTCATTGAAGGGGCATTACGCTGTTTTCAGCCCATGCCGGACCGAGGCGCCCTTGATGCTCAGGGTCAGCAATTCCATGCTCATGCTGCAGCCCTCCCCTTGGGAGTATCTACCGCGTAACGCTGAGGCTCCTCCATAGCGCGGCCCAGGCCTTTAACAAAGGAGGTAATCTCGCGCAGCTTGTTTCGGTAGGTGCGAAGCTCCCACCAGGCGCCGCGAATGTCGAACCCGGCCTTTTCAAGATCCCACAGCAGGCTTTCCAAGGGCGTAGTGCCGTCACGCGTATCGCGAATGTCGTCGAGCGTCACGTCCAGCCATGCCTGCTTGTCGTTTCGGATAGTCAGCATGCCTTCGCGCAGGGCTGCCAAAGCCTCGATTGGGTAGTGAATGTTCAGCGGAAGCTGTTGCTGCGACGGCTCCTTGGCGATGAACTCGCCTTCCAGCACGTTGTAGGCTGCGATGAAGTTGCAGGCGGCTTCGAACTGGCCAGCCGGGATCAGCTCGGTGCGCGGCACATTGAAGCGGGTATGAAGCCGGTTGTGCATGGTTAGCGCGAAGCTTTGACGCTTGTCTGCCGCTATCGCCTTACCCTTGTCCCTGATCAGGCCCTTGATCACGCTCAACTCGCTCATTCCGATCAATTCGTCAATGAGGGTTGGCATCTTGGCTTGATGGTCTTCGTAGCGGCCATGCTTACGAATCGCGGGAAGGACCTCATCGCACACCCAAGACTCGAAGCGCTGAGCCTCTTCCTTCCGGCTCTTGATGATCAGGCGGTAGAGGTTGCCCTCATTGATGAAGGTCAGGGCCTGCCTGCCTTTGGAGGTAAGGGTGTAACTGCTGGTTACACCCTTCTCGCGGCAATTGTCGGAAATGGCCTTGCTGGTATTCGCGTATCCAAGAGCCAAACACACATCGGCTGCGCAGAACCAAGGTTCGCCCAATGCATCGCTATAGACCCGGACTTCCTTGGCTTCAAAGCTAAATGGAATAACATTTGAATTTTTCATGATCAGGCTCCGTTCTTAATCGGATTGGACACCATGAAATATGGTGGCCGGGAGGTTAAGAACCGTGCCTGCACGGCGGACTTCTTTCCCTTGCGGGTCTTGTATCCGTCACCCTCCCGGCCATAAATCGGCTGGAGCTGCCCACCATCCAGACGGATTGCGGGCATAAAAAATCCACGACTTTCGGGCGCGGAGGTGTCCGGCAGGCAATTCGAGTTCTTACGCTCTTGCCGCGAATTCTCTACTGCAACGCTGATTTCGTCAATCAGCAGCGTGCGCACCTGCTGCTCGCCGAAATTGAACGGGATGACATTGGATGCTGCTGTGCTATTATTCGACATGACGATTTCTTCTCCGAAGTTGATCTCGTTTCCCAAAGCCCTGACGACTCTCACCTCGCCGGGGCTTCTTCGTTTCAGGCTGCCGCCTGCTTGCTCTGCATTTCTCGCCACTTGAAGCCGTCCTCTATCAGTAGGTCGATTTCAATGTTCATGCTGTGCCGATTTCTCTTGGCCTCACCACGAACACGGTCTTTTTTTTCGTCACCCAATCGCAATCCGAAGGGCTTGATATCGCGCACCCTGGAACTCATTACCCTCTCCTTATGACTACACGGTGTAACGATAACACCGTGTGTCTATGAGTCAAGTGGAAAAGTGACTACATTGTGTAGCTATGAAAAATGAAGAACCCATGCGCAACATCAACCCTTTTGGCCTACGCCTCCAGCCCGACCTGAAGGCAAGGATTGAGGCTGCCGCCGAGAAGAATCGCCGCTCAATTAACGCGGAAATCCATGCTCGCTTAGAGGAAAGTTTCGCCCAGGAATCAATAACTCAGCCTCTGTCGGAGCACGAAGCTGCTATGCAGGTGTTGGCCCAGATGTACCAAGAAACCCTCGACAACATTTATGAACTGAAGTCACGGTCCAGCTTGAGCCCGATGGAGCAGGTCGAACTGCAGCATGAGGAAGCTACCGCAAAGTATCTCCGCCAAGCGGCTGCGCGAGCATCGATGGCGCCAGAAGATCGTCCTGCTCGAGGTAAAAGGAAATCGATGCCTATAGGGATTGACACCAAGATCCACCTTGCTGCTTTGGCAGCAGAACACACCCCTAAAAAACCGAAGGAATAACCCTGAGGCCGGCCCAAGCACCGTGATCCTCAGGCCGCGACGAAGGACCGCCATGCCGTCAGACTTTTCCATCGACGCCCTCAATCTCCAGACCAAGGTCGGAGAGACTCCTACACATGACCTTGCTGAGTCAGGTAAGCATGACCCAGAGATCATGAAGGCTTGCTGCGAGGCAGAGGCTGCCGGCTATTGGAGGCAGCCTGAAGGCACTCGTATTTGCGCGGCACCATATTACTTTGAGCGCCTAGCCATCCTGCATCGAAAGGCTAAGGACTATGCCTCCGAAATCGCGATATGTGAGCAGTGGAAGGTCATCATCAATGACTATAAATCCCAGCCCATGGTCAAGAACGGGCGTGCAGCGCTCGTGCATAAAGGGCCCAGGTCGGAAGCCATTCTGGCCAGGCTGAAGAAAGCTCGCGAGCTTCTGAAAAAGCAGTAACCCAAGCCCGGCCCGCCCGGGCTTTTCCCGCCTGTACGAATCCCCAGTAACGCCAGAGCATCGGCTGGTAGTAGCCTCCTGCCACACGCAAGGATTCCCCAGTCCTACGCCTGCAAGCCCAAGGACTGGGGTTGCGCCAATATCGGCGCGTTTATGACCTGGAGGTCAATGTGAACGACGGAAAAATAAATCCACTTGAAGGACTGAGCTCGCCAATTGGTATGGGGACGTTGGCAGTCACGCTGGCGTTAACACGAGCAGTTCAGGCCATTGCGGGCAAGGATAGCAAGGTAATCGATACCTTTTTGCAGCAAGCTTTGACCTCAGAACTATTTGCGAACTGTAGCGAAGAAATTCAAACGAATTTTAAAGCGCCAATCGAGAAAGCGCTCAAGGCCACCGCCGAAACAAGGGAGCTGCTTGCCAAAATCAATCAGAGCTGATCAAGGTCCGCCGCAAGGCCAGATGTAGACCCAGCTGTTTCACTGATCCCGAGCGCATGCTCAATTCTCAAAAGCCGGCGCTCCAGCAGGTCGGCTTTCTCTTGAGCATCCACAGCAATCTCATCTGGTAAACCAATGCCAATGCCAGCGAACCGGCCAGCATCAATAATAACTGCGCCGCTGATGCGGGTCTCACGGTCACTTACTTCAAAAGGCTGATTCATACACTGCTCCTGCGGCCTGGCCGCGTCATGTTGAACTGCTGTTCTGCTCCGCCCAGTGAGAGCGAAACTCATCATCCAACGCGAAAATTACCGCTTCGAATTCTTCGCGGCATATCGCTGATGGGTAGTGGTTTAGATACTCGGCAATGGCTGACAGTGATATCGGGGCTGGGGCCCCGATCATTCCAACGTATTGCCTTGCCTTGCTTATGACGTTGTAGGCCCTGAGCAGCTCGGCGGTTACCGCATCAATCTCAGGGGGGCTTGGCACTGGCTCAACGCCACTTAGTCGCTCGCGCTTCCAGCGCTTTTTGCTGTTTTCTTCCCCTGCCCAGTCGCGACTCCACCGGTAGGTTTCGACGGCTTTCCCACCGTTTCCTTGGTTTTCTCCTCGACCCGAGTGGCGATGTCTGATGCCACCTGTAAGGCGGTGAAGTACACATCTGGGCGGACTGCGATAAGCAGCTTGCCGCGCTCCTGGGTGTACGGAGTGTTCACCCCCGGGGCCTCGGCCTCCTCCACCCCTTCCCAATCCAGAATCAGATGTTTGCAAACCAGATCGACCAGCATGCCATCCATGCTTTCGACCTCTGCAATTTCCGCATTAGCCGGATCAAACCCCTCGGTTCCAACACCATAGCGCGAATCGACGATCGATTGATGCCGAAGGATAAGGGCGTGGTGGGACTTGAACTTTGGGTTACCGGCCGATCCGACCTTGATCTTTACGCCGACATCAATTTCAACCCAGCGCGTACCCTCAAGATCAAGCTTTGGGGCCTGAGTAATGACGATTGCCATAAATTCCTCTTCGTTAAAAGACCCGACGCACACCTCAGGGTGCGCCGGGCAAAGGGTTAAGCGGTGACAGTGACTGTGCAGGTTCCGGTCTTGGTGCCGTCTACGGTGCTGGTCGCTGTGATCGTTGCGCTGCCAGCTGCGACACCGGTAACGACACCGGCGACGCTAACGCTGGCTTTTCCAGTGGCAGAGCTCGACCAAGTAACCGCCTGGTCGGCGCCAGACGGCGTTACGGATGCTGACAGGTTTGTTGCTTCGCCAACTGCCACGCTGACGGTCGAGGGGGTTACATTCACGCCAGTTGGTGTTGGCGATGCCGGGCGGCGGGTAATGGTCGGCGACACTCGGCGGGCGGTGTAGGCCAGCTCCACCTGGATGATGTCAGTGGCCCCGCCGTCCGGCCAGGATCCGCTGATTTCCATTTCAGGAATAAGGAAGTCGTAGGATCCGTCAGCGTTGCCGATGGTGAACTCGAAGCTGATCGCATCGCCGGTCTGCTGCCTCTTCCACAGCTCATACGCTGTTTTCGACCAGCTCAGGGTAATACTGCCCGACGGGGTGAACGTGGTCGGGATGATATTGCCGGCGAATGGGTTGCCGTTGCCGATGCAGCGCTGGGTCTGAACGGCGTTGTCGAACTGCAGGTTGAAAGTGTCGACGCAAACGTTGTTGTCACCAACCTGCACACCGTTAAGCTTCAGGCCAGAAACATCCTTGAAGCCATAGCGGCGCTGGAACTGCTCGGTCGTCGGCGTGATGATGTAACTCGCATTGTCCGCCTTGTCTTTCCAGCCAGTGGCGGCGAAGGTGGTGGTTACTTCAATCTCACCGTCGTTCGGCACCTGAATGTTCATCGTGGAAACCTGGGCGCCAGTGGCCACGCCAGCGATACCAACGTCCGAAGCGTAGTAGCCCAGGCTGAAACTAATGCGGTCGTTGCCCATGGTCAGGACGTCGTTTTCCCAATCCTTGCCGAAGCAGGAGGCCATGAACTCGTCCAGCGCGCCGTAGCGCATCTTTGTGCCGACATCACCGGCCACGTCCACCGTAGTCTGCGAAGTGCCTTGAGACATCCTGTCTTCGCCGATCTCGTTGTTTTCCGATGTGTTGTACGAAGGGATCACGCCGAAACTGGTGCGGGTAAGCACGTTCCAGGCGCCAGCCGGTGTTACACCTGGCGTGACTTCACGAATCCAGGCGGTTGAGACTTTTGCACCGCTCGACATGGGGTATATCTCCTAAAACAGGCGTAAAAAAACCGCCATTTGGCGGTGGAGTGTTCTGGCTTCGATCAGGCCGCGTCTAAGCCTAGGGTCAGTTGCAACTGGTCGCGCCAGTATTCGACCTGATGTTCAAGCGCTGGCTTGCGTCCTTTCCACTGGGCCAACTGGCGCCCAGAAATACTGGCGATCTGCTGGCCGTCGCTGAGCGCACGGCAGGCGCGGTCAAATTGCTGCTTCTCGTTCAGTTCGCCGCGCAGAAGCGCATCGATGTGCAGGTCGGCCCAGACGGCGAAGTCCACATCGAGCCAGCGTGCAAACGACACGGCCAGTTTTGGGTGAAGCCAAGTCCCGCCAGCGCGGCCTTTACTGGTCCGCACCAAATGGTGGGATTCCCCCACATTTAAATGCCGGGCCAGGGCCTCCATGTACTTGATTGATTCGGGAAGCCTGAGCCACTCGACCGGCCTTTTTCCGAATCGCTTGGCCACATCGGTCGCGTTGATCCAGCCGTCGCTGTTGAAGCGCACAGCTTTGCCTTGATAGTGAAACGGAATGACGTTGTTCTCGATCATCTGCGACACCTCGTTCATCAGTCGAATAGAAACGCAGCCGGGGCGGACGGATGAACGAACATCCACCGTTCGGCTGTACGGGCCTAGGCTGCGTGTTTGGTTGCCTTTCGGCAGAAATTGGCGGGATCAGTAGGCCCGGTACGGGATCGACACGTTCACCTGGTACCATCCTTTGCCGTCGTCGCCGATGACGCTGGCCGAGGCTGCGAAGAAGTCCAGCGGGCCTTCTGGCGCGCTGTAGTACTCGAAGTGCTGCACAAGGGTGTCGGCAGCCTTGGTGATCGCCAGCGTGCCCTTGTAGGTCGGAACAAACAGCTGAATGACGAGAATGCCGGTGCGACGCACGCTCGGCCCGTTGCCAACCTCTGGTGTGCTGCTCAGGCCTGGGATATTGGCCAAGCGCGCCCAGATGGTCTTGCCAGCCGGGTCAAAAGGTTCGTCGTTGTTGGGGTAGTCGACGTTCGCGGCCGGGATGCCGGCCCACTGCTGCATGCGACCTATGACGACGGATCGGATCTGTTCGAAGGTCATGAGCTATAGGCCTGGGAAACACCGTTGAACGACACCGCGTAGATACCACCAGGCGCCTGCTGCGAATGGCCGTCTTCAAGAGCGGTGGCGTACGGAAGGTTATTCTGGATGTAGACCACGGCATAGGGCTCGACGGACCGGAGCACGGCCCCACCATTGCTGATGGTGGTCGCGCCGGATGGGTCAACGGTGTCGAGTTGCGCGAAGCTTGGTGTGCCCACTGTAACGATGTTGTTGGCCCGGAATCTGCCGCCGACATAGCCCTGCCCTGCTGCTACCTGGTTGACAAAGAAGTTCTGCTCCCGCTCTCGCTTCGTCAGCTTCTTGTTGCCCAGTTGTGCCGCCTTGGCGTCGTAGGCATCGGCCATGGCGACGTTTCGGGACTTCAGCTCCGTGTTGGCCTTCCACAAGCTTGGATTGCCGACGGGCGAGCGCAGTACGATATCCTGCAGCATGGCCATGGCGATGACGCGCACGCGCTGCGCCAGCTGTTCCTCGACAACCCCGGCGAAAGCGCTGGGCGGTGTACTCCATCCACGATTGGCCATGGTCACTTCCTCAGTTGGATCTCGTAATGTGCCCTGGCTGGATCTATGCCTGGGCTAACGATGCGATACGTGGCCTGCTGGCCAGTGATCAGGTCAGTGACCGTGATCTGGTGGCCAACGGCCGGCCTGTCGTCTACCTCATTGGCCAGGCAGATCAGCAGAAGATCGCCAATCATGATGTTCAGGCCGTCAATGCGGCGACTGTCGTAGCTGTCGAGCACGCCGCGCCCGGTATAGGTCACCGGCTGGGCTGTGGTCGTCTCGCTTACCGGATCCCACATACCCGGACCCATGTAGGTACCGGTGAATGCCGATACCGCATCGGCCAGATCATCGTCGAAGGCCTCGGCCAGGTCGGCCTGGATGTCATCGAGCAGCCCCATACCTACCCCCGTTTCACTGCGAAGGCGAATGGATTGCTACGCCAAGGCGTGAGCAGAGACAGGGCCAGTTGCACGCAGGCCGGTTGGGCTGCCGTGCTGGTCTTGTCGATCGAGCCGAAGCTCTTGCTGGTCGATACCGAGCCGGCCTTGACCGTCTTGGCTTCGAGCGCCCCCTCGGTCTGCTGCACGTACAGCTTTCCTTGGGATGCGCACTTGGCCAGGCGGGCGCCGGCCTGCTTCACGTCGCCCGGGATGTCGTCCATGTCGATGCCAACCAGGTTGAGCGCGGTCAGGTAGGCATTCGCCTCGAACGCCGCCTCTTCCTTGTGCTCGTCAGCCGCCCAGCCAGCCCCGAGGATGCTATCCACGTCGGCCACAGTGATGTAGGTAGCCATCAGGCCTCCGCTTGAATGATTGGGGCCGAAGCCCCGGTATTACTTTGGCAGGTCGTCGACCAGCTTCTGCAGCGACTCTTTCGAGGCGTTGGCGCGGTAAGTCACGCCGGCCTTGTCCAGGGCAGCCTTCAGCGCCTCGACCTCAGGGTCTGCGGCAGCAGCTTTGAGGGCCTCGATCTGCTTCAGCAGGCCGGCCTTCTCTTGCTCCAGGTCGATTACCTTCTGGGCTTCGCCGTCGCGCTCACGCTGCAGGCTGGATACGCCGGCATTAACTGCTTCGAGCACTTCGAAGAGGCGCGATGCGGTTTCGCCCAAGTCGCCTTCTGGGCGCTCCAGACCCTGAGCGGCGAACGATTCGACGATTACGCCAACCGACGTCAGTTCAGCGTAAAGCTTGGCGACAACGTCCTGGCTGATGCCACTGTCATCAATCACCAGCTCAGGCGACAGAAGCTCTGGCCGGATGGTCACCTCGGGAACGTCCTTGGCCTCGTTCTTGCGGTTCAGAGCCACGTTTGCGTCGACGATTACCAGGCCGGCCTCCTTGGCCAGCGCTTTCACGTCTTCCTGGTACTGGTGAAACGGGCCTGGCAGGTACCAGATGTTGTTCTTGCTCATGCGCTTGTCCTCAGCGGGCCGGGCCATACGCCCAGCCCACCGTCAGGGGTTACTTGGAGGCGTCACCGATCAGAGCCACACCGGCGGTGTGCTTGATGCTGGTGGCGGTGCGATCCCAGTTGGTCCCAGTGGCCAGCTCGGCATCGGTCGGCGACTTGCCGCCGTTGGTGACGTCCCAGGTGTAGCCCTTGAGGCCGACGCCGAAGGTGTAATCCACCTGCAGGGTCGTCTCGATGCGCTCCTTGCCGTTGTTGGTCTGGACGTTGCTGATGATGTCGCGGCCGTCGTGCACCAGTGCAGCGCCCTGAGCCAGAGAGAGGATGATCTCCTTGTTCGGGGTGCCGGCCTGCATCAGGGCAGGCGAGTCGGTGACCACCGAGATCTTGCCCAGGATGTCGATCACGCGAACGTTGCCGGCTTCGAACAGCTGGTTGCTGTTGGTGAGGGCCTGGCCGATCAGCTTGTGATAGGTGGTGCCCTGCATGACCTGGGTGATCAGGGTCTGGCTGGCGTCGCCGAACTTGGCGTGGGCGTTGTTCAGCGCGCCCTGCGAGATGCCGGCGGTAGCCGAAACATCGTTGACGGCGGCAGCCTGGGCGGTGATCGCGGCAACCAGTGCGGCGATTGCGGTGTTCAGCTGGTCCTTCAGCAGGATCTCGGCGAACGCGCGGGATGCCACCTCGACGCCTTGGGCGGTCGGGCGCTCCAGCCACGTCATCTGCGATGGCTCGTAGCGGACCGGACCGAAACCGCCGGCAACCTTCACCGAGGAGTTTTTCAGCTCGGTCAGGTCGGTGATCGGCGCGGTGCCGTTGGCTGCGTAGCGGTCCACGCGGCGCTGAGCAGCGGCCAGGGTCTGGAAGAACGACTCTTGGAGGAAGTCGCCGGTGAAGCCGTCCGGGGACAGCACGATGGCGCCGCGGCTGGCGGCGTTGAACGCAACGAGCATCTGATCCAGCGTCTCGATGGTCGCCGGCATGATGTATTCGTTGAAAACCTGCATTTGCGACAGGGACATGGGTGTATTTCCTTATTTCAATGGGAGGTCTGGGAACCGGCTGGCCAGTGCCGCCGTGCGTTCCTCTTTGGTGCCGCCGATGTTGCCTCTTGCGGCCCCGCCGCCTTTTCCAGCACCCCCGGCCCCGCCGCCGGATGCCTTGCTACCAGCAATCAGCGGACCGAAGGCCGGATCGTTGGTGAATTCTGCTTTCAGCTCGTCCAGCGTTGCCGCCGAGAGCTTGCCGGCGGCGTCCAGCACGACGACGGTGGGCTTACCGTCGCGCTGCTCGACGCTCAGCCGGCGTTCGATGTGAGGAAGCAATGCCTTGGCGCTGCCAGGGACAGCCAGGGTGGTCGCGATCTCGGTAGCGGTGCGGCCCACGGTCAGATCCCGGATCTGGCCTTGCAGGGTGCTGTTGGTGCTTTCGAGCTGGCCGGTCAGCTCAGCCTCACGGCGCGCGTACTTCTCGGACCAGGATTTTTCGAGTTCTTCGACGTTTCCGGACTTGCGAGCAGCCTCCTCGGCCTCGGCGCGGGCCTTTTCTTCAGCCTCGCGACGCGCCTTTTCGGCAGCCTTCTTCTCGCCCAGGAGCTCTTCCACCTTGGCCTTAAGGCCGGTGACGTCCTCCTGCTGCGGCAGCCCGTCAATGCCGAGGATGAACTTTCCGTCCTTCTCGACATACAGTGCTGCTACCGATTCATCTACGCCTTCAAGGCTGTCCAGTTGGAATTTCAAGGTCATTGCTGTCTCCCAGAGACGTTGGGCAGGCCCAGCCTGCGGATACAAAAAAGCCCCGGCTCAGCCAGGGCTTGGAAAACGTGCTGCGGTTACTTGGCGTCGTGCAGGCGCTGCTTCAGCTCATAGCCCATCAGAGGCCAGATCTTTTGCTCGGCGTTGCGTCTGGCGACCTTGCGACCAATCTCAGCGTCGAAGTTTTCCGGGCTGGCACAGGCAGACTCACCGGTAACAGTGAAGCCATTGCGAAGCACCAATACGCAGAATGTCAGCAGGCTAAGAGCCTGCGCATTCCTTACGCCTTGCGCTTCTGGGCCGCCACGGAAGTGACCATCCACGCCATCGAGTGCGGTGAAGTAGTGCTCGCTGGAGATGTTCGACTCGATGTCAGCAGGCGTGATGCGTGGCGCAGTCATGCCCTTGTCTTCAATCATCTGGCCAATCGATTTGTCGCTCATGGTGCTCTCCAATTAATGTCGCGCCACGAAAGCGCGATGATGTGTTTTGTGGCGCTAATCAGTTCATGCCGGCCCTCTCAAAAGCCATCGGCTCACGCTTCTTGAGCTGCTCCAGAGTCAGTGTCTTGCCGTTGTCGTCGACAAACCTGTCAATGGGCAGCTCGCCCTTGCTGAACAGTTCGTAACGAGACGGCCCGAGCACGTCCTTTTGGAACGCAGCCGGCTGCCTAGCCAGCCACTCGCTGTAGCTGGTCTTGCTGCTCACCTGCTCGACGCCATCAGGACCCACCGATGGCCGGGTTGACCCAGGGATATCCCTGGCGAACTCGTCTTTCAGCACCGGGATGAGCGTGGTCCGGCACCGCCAGTGATATGGCGGCTTCGGCCCATCCAGCGGGATGATCGTCTGGTCGATGCTCATGCAAAACAGCGTGGTGCGGCTGTCCAAGGTGGCAATCCGGCGCATCCCCTTGAGGATGTCGTCGTTGTCCTTGAGGACTTCGACGCGCGCAGTGGAGGCGATGTGGTTGGTCATGGTGTTGACCAAGGCCTGCGCCTGATCGCGCTGCTGGACGCCAAGGGAGGTCAGCCGCCGGCTGATCTGCCCAGATGTCTCGCCCAGCGCGGACCCCATGCGAATCTCGCTGATGATCTCAGCGCTCTTCTTGGTGCCGTACTGGTCGAGCGCGCCATTGATGCTGATGCGCTGGCGACCCTTACCGACCTCCAGGTCGAGCGGGTCGGCTAGTGCCGCCGCGGCGACCTGCTCGATGCTTGGCCTGTTCAGTTGGACGACTGCTTTCACGACCTTGCCCAGCAGGGTCATGTTGAATTCAGCCTCGTAGCCGCCGAATTCGGTCAGGTCTAGCACGGCCTGCTGCTTCATCTCTCCATACACGCCCGCCAGCTCGCCCAGCAGCTCTTGGATCTGCCGCTCGTAGCGCTGGGTGCCGTACCGGCTCAATCCCTCCGATACGCGCGATTTGGCGATCCCAATCGCCTTTGTGATGAACTTGGCCAGCCGCTTGAGACTGCCTCCGGCATAGCGCTGCACGTGCACCTGGTGGCGAGTAGCTGCGTCGGACAGGTAGCCGTCACTGCTCATTGCCGTTATCTCCGGCGTCGTTGCCAGTCACGGGCTGCTGCTGGGCCAACTCATCGTCGATCAGCTCGTCGGTGCGATCAGCCTCCAGCACACCACCTTGGCGTAGGTTCGTGCGCAGGTCTGACTTCGCAATCAGTCCCTGCTGCCACAACTGCACTTGAGCCAGGATATCCTGGGCAGTCATCGTCTCGTCAAAGAACGACTGGTTGAGCCAGAAGACAGTGCCATCCTCGTCAGGCTCTCCCATCATGAAGCGCTCGGCGTCGAGAATGGCCATTTTCAGGGCCTCGGACACGTTGCCTGCGATGGTACCCAGCACGCTGTTGTCGGAGCTGTACCGGATGCGTACCGCTTCAGCTGTCTCGGCACCACCCGCCTTCTGGACGATGCGAGCGCCGATCATCAGCATCTGCTCTTCCTTGTCCTTCATCAGTGTGCGGGCCAGCTGGCTCTCGGTTGCCTGGACAAGCTTTGCATCCCCCGACTTCCCGAGGTTGTAGCCCCGGGTCGAGCCGATGTGCATCCCGTTCGGGTTCACCTTGGCGAACTCGTCGGCGGTGATGTCCGTAGTGATGAACAGCGTGGGCTGGCTGCTGATGAACCCGCTCTCCTCCACTGTTGCGCTGTTGCCGTAGTGCAGGATGTTCACGTCGGCCAAGTCTTCCAGCGGCGACTTGTCGATGCTGCCGTCGTTGTTCTGGGCGCCGTAGAAGCTGAACAGGATATGGTCAAAGGGGCGGCCATTCTTGTCGAGCGGCGCAACCTCGGTGTAAGAATTGCCGTCCTCGGCGTAGACGCGCTGAACGTAGCGGCCATCAACCAGCAGCAGCACGCGGTATTGGGTGCTCGTTGTGCGCTCCAGGCTGTCCGGACTGAACACGGACACGCACTCCAAAAGACAGACATAGACCAGGCGCTTCACGCCATCGACCACTTGCTCATCCCAGTCGATTATCGACTCGGCGCCGTAATGGTGAATCAGCGCGCTGCGGCCCTGCATGTCAGCCATCGATGACACGCCCTCAACCGCCGGGAAGTCAACGAGGAACCCGCCGCGACCAGCGTCCAGGCATTCGCCCACGGCGTCCTTGGAAAGCTGTTCCAGGCTCGTACCGTCGCCACTGGCGTTCTCCTTGAGGTACTCGACCCCGACGGGAAGCTCCAGCTCTGCAGTCTTGCGGAACACGGCGCCCAGCAGGCCGGTGCGCGTACGCCCAGTGATGTTCAGGAACATAGCCCGCTTCTTGTACTGCTTGTACCGCGCCTGGTTCTCGGGAGACTTGTTCTCCGGGTCAGGCATCGGCAGGTAGATATCGTGCTTGCGCACCTCGCGGGCGCCCGCCACGCAGCGCTTAACCAACTGCCATCCGGGCAAGGCCTCCGAGTACTCTGCCCGGGGAATGAAGTTCGGCATGGGTGGCCTCAGAAAGTGAACGAGATCGGCACGTGAGTGACCGGCCTGCTGATCGGATAGTCGTGATGGATGAAGTAGCCGGCTGCGTCGTTCGCGTGGTCGACGCCGGATTTCTTGTCAGGCTCACCATTGGGGGCCCACACCTGCTGCTCCAGCCCGTCTGCATAGGTCGGGCATCTCAGCGGGTTGATCAGGTAGCGGCGTTCGCCATTCGCATTGCAGAACATCGCATTCATGGCGTTGATCCGATCCTTCACCGGAGGGTTGGCATCGGGCGCGATAACGCTGAAACCGGCCTGGCGCAGGATGGCGATGTCCGTCTCGCTGGCATTCACCGACTTGCGCGACCCGCCCGAGGCGTCCGGGTAGATCCTGATCTCGCAGGTTTTCTCATACCCGTTGCCGTTGTGCCGCCAGTAGCGTTCCTTGATGCGCCGGATCATGTCCGGGGTATCAAAGCCATCAATCAGCTCATCCACCGCCCTGGGCTTGCCGTCTGCGCGCTTAACGTGCGTGATCGCCGCCATCTTGCCGACGTTGAAGTCCATGCCGATGAACAGGGGCTCTCCAGGCTCTACGGTGTCGAAGCAGGAATTCAGCTTCCGGTCGTAGGCGTGGTAGATCGACCCGGAGTTCAGGTTGACGAACTGGCCGTTCAGGTAGGCCAGGATCAACTGAGCCGGGTACGACTCCATCAGCGATGGGATGTAGTCGGGCGGCAGGTTCAGCTCGTTGTCGAACGTGCTGGCCTGCACCAGGCCGTACATTCCCTGCAGGGCTGGCTTCTCGCGCAGCTGTTTCACGAACTGCTGGTAGACGAACTTGAAACCCTCAGGGGTGGTGGTCACGTCTACGCCGTTCTTCAGCCCGGGGACGTTGTAACGCATTCGGGCAATGATCTTGCGCCAGGCATGCTCAGCCTTCAGCGCGGGCAGAACATCGAGCTCATCGACCAGGGCGTGCCCGATCTTGAAGCCGACGATGGTCTGCGGCTTCTCCATCGAGCGGCAGATGGTCGTGCTGCGGTACTGGCCGCCACTGTAGAACTCGACCTCCTTGTCGCTCTCCTTCGTCTTGACCTTAAGGCCCCAGTCGAAGGCGACTTCATCGATGGTCGGGAAGAAGATGTCGCGGATCTGCGGGTAGGTCGGAGCGAAGTAGCCGGAGTCGATCCGTGGCCATTCCCATACGTGCTTGCACAGCGCAGCACAGCCTACCCAGGTCTTGCCGGAGCCGAACCCGGCCACGAAGCCGCGGAACTTGTTCTCCATCCGCAGGAAGTTAGCCTGAGGTACGTTCAGCGATGGCATCAGGCTTCCTCGCATCCACCACGTCGACCTGCACCCGCGTGGGCGGCACGTTGTCGTGTGGATTCTCGTTCTTGGTCTGGCGGTTCACGTACACGTCGCCGACCTCTTTGGCCGCCTGCTCCAAAAGCTGGGCAGTCAGGGCCAGATTCTTCATGTGCTCGGCCTTCTCGGCCATCCTTCCCAGCGTGCGCAACCGGTAGGCTCGGTTAGCGATAGGGATCTCTGCTGTCTCCTCGCGGAAGCGCTTGCGAGTGTCTTCGAACAAGGTCACCCAACGCTTAGCCAGGTTGCGCCCCTGACGCTTGGTCGGGTCATGGCTTTCCGCGGTCTGGCGGCTGATCTCAATGCCGAATTCTTTATTGACGGCCTCGGCCACCTGAGATGGTGTATCGAAGCAGGCCAGCGCCTGAACGATGAAGGCCTTCACCTCGTTGCTCAGGACTGCCATAAGTTGGATTCCGTCAAGCGCCTGTCAAATATCAAGCCGATTTAAGCAGGCAGGTTCCGCAGGCCCTCGAAATGTTGATCTTGGCCACCTCGGGCGGCCGGCTTGCAGCGTCGATCAGCTGCTGTACGTCGTGACTGGCACCGTAACGGCGAACCACACCGACGAACTCCTCGACGTCGTGGCCACGCATCTCAAGCTTGGGCATGCCGTCATCGCCGAAGGCTGGGGCGCCGTACTTATCGGCCTTGTGAGCGATGTGATACAGCTCATGCTCAACCAAGGCGCAGAATTCAGCCTCGCTGCACTGGGCGCAGTAGTCCGCGGCCAGGGTTATGAGGAACTCAGGCTCTTCGCCAAACCATTCCCGCATCTGCTGCTCCTGGCGCGCCTTCTGCCACCCGCCTGCGCGGATCATCAGTTGCTCGGCCTGGCCAAGAACGGAACGGCCCTTCTTGTTGAAGGCAGACGATGCCCACAGCACGCCGATATTGACGTCTATGAGGTGAGCATGCTCGGGGTTATGGATGCTGCCGGTTTCGGCCAAGATCTCTTGCTGAATCCACTCCCACACCTCGGGAGCAGGTCGTAGGGTCAGCCAGACTGAATCAAGCAGATTTGCTGGGGGAGTTGGCCGACTCATGCGCGATTCTCACCGTCCTGATCTTCCCGCCAGTGCAGCTATCGCGCTTGGCAGCCATACCGACAGCCTCTTCGGCAGTTGCACCCATGTCCATGGCAGTCAAGGCGAATGGCGAACCACTTCCGATGGCATCGGCATTGCCGAGACTGAGGCGCGTCTTCCATGGGCCGGTCTTGTCGTCATGCCCGATCATCCAAAGTGATCCATTTGCAATCGCATAACCTGAAGCTTCGACTGGGCTCGGAGAGTGCTCGCCGAAGTAGCCGGCGATCAGCGCGTCGAAGTCACAGGTCGCGCCAGTGCACAGGAAGCGAACGCCCTTGCACTCTTGGAGCTTCTCGCAGTCGTCGTCAGTGATGACCGTGCCTCGGGTGGCTCGGGAGTCGTAGGCGATAACGCCATCCTTGTAGGCAATGGTGGTCATGCGGCTCTCCGCGCCACGAAGCGGCGCATATCGATTTTGTGGCGCGGATTACTCCGCCTTTCGACCAGGCAGCTTGAAGTCGGTGAACCGATCAGCGTAGGCACGGATCTTATCCACCCCCGACAGACCGATCATCCCGCCAACCAAGCCTGCGGCTGACTGGGGGATCCCGAGCAGTTCCAGGCCGGACAGTGCAGCAAGCGTAATACAGCCGCAGAGCAGACTTTCGAGGAAGGCCGCTTTCTTGGTTCCTCCCCCGTAGATGATCCGCAGGGCAGAAATCGACACGGCCAGCCCGGCAGCGTAGAAGGCCGGAGCGTGCTGGCTCAGCCACGCAAGCAGCACGAGCCAGGTGTCTGGTTTGTCTGGCATGTTGGACATACTCGATATCCCCTCTCCGGGGCAGGAATAAAAGGCCCTGTGGAGGCCCTAATTAGGGTCGGGGCAAGCGTGCGGAGCAGCACATAACGAAATTGGAGCGGATACGGGGAACCGAACCCCGATCGTCAGCTTGGAAGGCTGTCTAGCGACCTGCGCTACCCGCTTGGAGCAGACGGCCGGCACTGATCTCCGGCATTCTTTGAGCTATGGCACCCATCTAGGTCTTTAAAGCGGGGCCATCCTTCGGAAGGTTAACCCGGACCTCCCCCATCTTGCAGGGGCGCTCTACCTTGCGGAATCCCTAGTATCCGGCGCATCAGTCTGCGCATTCGTCTGCATAACGCGCGGGTCTTTCCCCGCCTGTCCGCCAAAGACTATCACGACGCTGGCACCCAACTGCACCAGTCTCGCCGATCCAGTCTCGCGCCACCCACAAGCACAGTGAGGGTATGGGTGCGCGGGCTGCCGGTGTTTTTCCGTATCACCACACTACCGGCTAGCAGTGTCCAGGCCGTCCCGTTAGGGCCTGCCCTGGCTGCAGTTGCATCAGGAAGCTGGGGAGATGTCCACGTAGTAGGCCTTGCCGACCTCAAGCTTCTCGGCAACCTCGGTGACGATCCCGGCGCGCAACGTGCCGTATGGCGTGTACTTGCCGTAGATCGAATCCTCGGTGTCGGGCTCGCTGGAGTAAACGGCGCCGAACTGGACAGTGCAGAGCTGCCCTTGGCTGTGTTCGTTCGGAGTGACTTCGTGGCAGATCATTTTGCAGCGCATGCGAGTAGGCATGATGACTCTCCTGATTGTGCAGGTGGGCCTATCAGTCTTTCGCCTGCTGGAAATGAAAAAGCCCAGCACTATGGCCGGGCTCTTGGTGATGTTTGCCAGAGGCAAAATTGTCACGATGGGGGGAAATGATGCCCCAGCCGGACATTTGTCGTCAAGCAGCATTTTTCATGATTTTTATCGCCAAAGAGACAGGCACCAAAGCCGCCTTGTCGAGGTCGTTGCAGGCGTTGAAACAGGCCTGAATGAAAGCCTCCCACTCCCTGGACCACTGTTCGGATACCAGCTTAAGGCCGTACTCCATGCGAAGCCACAAGCGGAAGGATTCAGGAGAAGGACATGGGTCGATACCCTCGCTCTGGCCGCCCTGGTGCATACGGCGGTACCGGTGCAGAACGCCACGAGCGACATCTCGCGCCTTCTCGAATTTCTTGGCGTACATGCGCGGGCCAGCGGCATAGGCCGTTGCGAATACCGCAGACTCAGCCTCGTCCTGATCATCGGCGGTAGCCATCGGGTTATACATGTGGTCACCGAAGGCCTTGAGGTGCGCCGGCAGCGTATCTACGGCCTGCTGAATGCGCCCGGCCATAGCCTGGTGCATCTGGTGGCCGCAGGTCTTCTGCTTCTCCGTGCGCTGCACCATGCGACCAAGCAAGCCCATCTCATGGATCATTGCGCCCTGGCCACCTTGAGCAGCATGGTAGGCGTCGTGCCATGCCTGTCGTGCGCTATTCAGTTGCATGGTCCGCTCTCCACGTCATCGTTACCCGGAAACAGGTTTCGCCCTGCCGCCTCGCTCAAGTCATAAGCCGATCTGGCATTTGCATGCCGGTCATTCCAGCGCTCGGCCGCTATGCGCATCAACTGCATCACTGTGAGCCCGAATTGATGCTCGAACGTGCCCAGGGTGCAGGAGTTGATGTCCGGGCCGCGTGCGCCGCAATCGTGGCACCAGACATGCGCGGAGTAATATTCATCGAGGTCTTCGGATTGAGGTCGATCCTCAGCCAACAACTCCCCGGTAATGAAGTCGAAAGCATCAATGCATGGTGGCCCCTCGCAGAATGGGCAGGGAGCCAACTTGATTTGCTCGGTCATGCTGCTGCCCTCTTGAGTTCTTTGGTCTTTGCCCGGTATTCGGCGGTAATGGCCTTGATCTCTTCCATGTCTCTAGGCCCTCAAGTGCGGCAGGTCGTGAGCTGCCAAGTAATCGTTGCGGGCTTTAACTGCGTCCTTGATGTCCTTGAAGCGGCCGAGGTGTATTTGCTTTTTCTGCCACTGGACCTTTGCCGACCACTTGCCTCGATCCCAAGAAACACCGACATGGCCGCTGGTATTCTTGTCCGTGAGGCGACGATTTGCCGCCTGGACGTTGTAATCGGCGTAACGGCAGTTACCCGGTTCATAACCCTTCGAGGACTCGATTCGGTCAAGAGTCAGGTCATCGGTGTAGCCATTCGAAAGCGACCATTTCATGAAGGGCTCGAAGCTCATCCACTCTTCACAAAGCTTCACGCCGTGGTATTTTTGGATTTCAGAACCACGAGGCCTCAGGCAGCGGCGCTTCATGTTCGCCCACGTCACATGCAGCCGGCTGTTCGAGTTATTGAGGCCGTGGGTTGCGCGCTTCTTACCCGCCGCCTTGTTTGAGCATGGAATGCAGAGCCCCGTCATGACCTTGGCACGCTCCATTCGGGTTTCGAATTCGACCAAGCACTCCGGGCACCGAAACACTCCGATCGACCTTCTTGAACCAGAAATCTCGACGAGCGTTTTTCGAACAAGAATCACATTGCTACCCATGACTGCCCCCTTTCATATCTCTGCTCTATCCGTTTCACCTTCTTCGTGAAAACAGCCTTGAGGCGCTTCAAGTAAGGGATTTCATGGCGGACCAGATCCTGATTGCACTCCAGCCAGGCAACCTTTTCCGCGCCGATCTTCTCGACCAGGCGAGGCCGGTAAACCATGATATTTCCGCTCAAGTGGGCGTTGCACTGGGAGCAGGACTTGTTCATGTTCCAGAGGTTGAAGCGCAGATGTGCGGCGGCACCGACGCTGCGGAAGTGCGAGCAGTGCCACTGACCGCCCCAGCTCGCCGGCTTGTCACAACTGATGCAGCCCAGATGAGCGTCACGCAACCGCACGTAGCGATTGATGACCGCCTGGGCTTCCTTGGCGTGATCCGCCCTGCTCTTCAACTTCTCCTTCCGCACCTTGATCTCGCGGCGTTCGATGCTAGCCAGGGACTTGCGCTGCCTGTCCTGCTTGTTCCGCGCGATGACAACGGCACAGTCCGGCGAGCACCAGGACTGAAAACTAACCTTCGGGACGAATGAGGCCCCGCACTCTGGGACTCGGCACTTCTTGGGCTTCCGCGGCTTGGCGATCATGCTGCCTCCCCGAACTGGATCCGCATCTTCATGTACTCACTGTCCTCTGGGTGAGATAGGTAGATCCCATGCTCATTGGCCCAGAGGTCTACGCAAGTCATGAAGGCGTGCATTTCCCCTTTGTCCAGATGGCTGGTGTGGCGGAGCTCATAGCGCTCAGTGACCTCGCCGGTTTTGAGGTTGATGTCGGTGATCGGCGTTTCGCCCAGGAACGTCTGCTTGAGATTTCGCTTGATGTTGGTCTCATTCATCGGGGCGCCAGTGGCGAAGGTCGTCTTGCCCATGCGGACAAAGAACTGAGCAATCTCGTCGCACCACTTGTGGAACAGGGCGTTCTGGGGGAGGCTACGGCCGGCGCCCGTGATTGCAACATTGCAGGGGAAGCCCTTCTTGCGGATCGCAGCCTGCAGCTCGGCCAGGTCGCTGATCTGGTTGAGGCGGATTTTCTCAGCCATGAGATGCCTCCAAGCCAATCGGCGCCATTGGGGTAATGCCCGGGATCATGTTGGCGCGACGAATCTTCACATTGGCGTTATCCCGATGACGATGCGTCCTGTCGTCAACCCCGTTCTCGTACCCGTGCTTGTAGGCTGCTGTTTGCATGGTTTTCCCTAATCCACGCAGCCCGTGCATGTAGCCTTGAACCATCTGCCAATCTGCATCCGTGTAGATTTCTGGCTTGGGATAGTTTGGGTAGGTCATGGCTGCTCTCCTTTGCCCAGGGCGGTGCGGTATCCGGCAAGCTCGGCCATGTCTCGGTCGTAGTCGCGGCGCGTCACTGGGTGCATGTCTTCCGGCTGCTGGCCGGCAAACTTCTGGAGCATTTCCCCGTGCAGTGAATCAGCGCACTCGGACAGCGCCTTGCGCAGCGCCTCGTTCTCGGCCTTGAGCCGGTCGATGTTTACTTCCTGCCGCCGGATACGTGATGCAGCCGCAAGGAGAACGATGGCAAACGGATCATCTTCGCCATGATCAGAGTTATTTTGGAAAGCCTGGGCGTTGTCGACTAGCTCCTTGATCAGGTCTTCAGCAAGCCAGTCATGCGGGCCTTTCAAGGCCTCAATCTCTGCGACCATTTCTGCAACCGTCTCAGGGTCGAGATGTTCGTACAGGTCGGAAATCCTGCGCCCGAAGTCTTCTTCATCTGCGCAGTTCGATTCTTTGCAGCCATCCAGCAGCCGCTTCAGTTCGCTGTAGTCAGTCATCAGAAACCCTCCTTGCCGCGCTGCGATTCCCATTCGAACGGGACAACGATCAGCCCGCCCTCCCGCAACCGGTCGACGCAGCGGTCGCCCATGGCTCGGCCCAGGTCATTCGCTTCCAAGTTGGAAATGATCACCGTCGGCGCTTCACGCTCGTATCGGCCGTTGATGATTGCGAAGAGCGTGGTCAGCTCGAAGTCGCTCGGCTGCTCCTTGCTCACGCCGATCTCGTCCAGCACCAGCAGGTCGGGATTTATCAGGCTGGCCAGGATGTCGCCCTCGGTACGTTCGCTGTGACGGTCGTACGTGCCACGGATGTCCTGCAGGACAGCCCCAACCGTGCGGTACACCGCCGACCGGGAGGTCTTGTGCAGCAGTTCATTGGCCATGGCCGCGCCGAGGTGGGTCTTGCCGGTACCGGGCTTGCCGATCAGCACCATGCAACGCCCTACTTCGCGGATCTGCTCAAACGTCGCGACGTAGTGGCGACAGAACTTCAGGGCCTTGCGCTGCTGGTCATGCTCGACCCGGTAGTTATCCAGCGTGCGAGTGAGGAAGCGTTTCGGGATCAACGCATCGCCCAGCTTGCGAGCAAGGGCCATGCGGAGCTCCATCGCCTTGTTGGCCTGCTCGGCAGCTTCGGACTTCTCGCGTGCGATGCGGCTACACTCAGGGCAATTGCTTCTCAGCTCTCGACCCAGCACCGCGAATACCTTCTGCTCGTAGGCGCCGTGGGTTTCACAGTCAGCCGGCTGGATGCGGGTTCCCGGTGGTAGTTCTGGAGTCGATTGGACTGGCTCAGAGCGCATAGCTGCCGTCCTCCCGCTGTTTCAGGCCTGCGGTGTAGTCGCGGCCAGCAAAGCCGGTGTGGCGCGATTGTGGGAACGGATGCACATTGGTCGGCACGTCAGGGATTTCGTCCTCCCAGCGCTTGCCGTTGAGCCACGTTGAAGGGTGAGGAATGAACTGGCCCTTGTCCTTGGTCCAGTCAGGTGTCAGGACCTGCTTGGCAAGGGCGGAGATCATCAGGTCGTACAGCGCCTGATTTACCTTGAGCTTCGTCCACGCCTTCTCGGCCTTGTCTTTTCCGACCTTGCGGGGATAGAGCTTCCAGAACTTCGGGAACAGATCCTCGCTCGCCACCGGAGCCTGCGACGGAGTGAGGGAATCAGGAATCAGGTTAAGGGAATCAAGAGAGAGGGAATCAGCAGGGAAAGAACCATGCTCGCCCGGTGCTTGTATGGTGCTTGCACCGTGCTCGCCTTGAATAGGTGGTTCCTGGCCCTCTGCTGGAATGGTACTGGCAGCCTCCTTGACGTGGGGATTCTGGTGCTTGGACCAGTTCACCACCTGGATTGCCTTGATACCGCTGGCCTCATAACGACGAATGAAGCCCTTCGACTCCAGAGCATCGAGCATGCCATCGATGTCGACGTTATCAGCCGGGAACAGGGCCATTTTCAGCCGCTTGGGGCGATCTTCCAGGCGCCCTTCCCTGTCCGCCTCGGTCCACATACCGATGAACAGAAGGCGTGCAGAAAAATCCAAGTCTGCCAGGTCTTCGTTCGAGAAGAATCCTGGTTTGATATTTCTCGAGCGGGCCATCATTGGACCTCCAGGTTGTACTGCGCCCACAGTCCGGCCACCCAGGTGACGCCCTTGGGAGTGAACTTGGATTGGTTGAAGGCATGCCCGTTGTCCCCGGTGCCGGTCCTGACCTCAAAGCGCCCAGCGTCGATATGGGGCTGATAGGCCTGCCATTCCCCGCCCATGCGGTACATGATCTTTTTGTCGAGAAGGAACTCGCGGAAGCGGGCTTCATTGGCCCTCAGCAGCTTGGCGGTCTGGCGGAAGCCCTTGAGGCCAGTCGATTCGACGTACTTGTCGACGAACTCAACCTTGGGAGCGGCGATGGCCAGGGCCTGCTGGGCGATCTGCTTCTGCTCCATTTCGTCGGCCCAAGCGCGAGCCGCGGCCACGGGATTGGAAAAGTCCGGAAGTGTTGCGATGACGCGAGGTGCTTCGAGGGATTTGAGCTTGGCCAGTACACTTCTGCGAACAGCCTTCGACTCACGCATGCCAACCAGCATGCATTGATCCAGCGTCAGGCTGTAGGTGGCGACCTGGTTGCCGTGAACAGGGGTGTAATATTTTTGCACCCCCTCAAGATCATCGCCTAGCTCGTCTTCTACCCGAGAGAGGAACTGGTCATTTCTGACTTTCGGCTCGCCAGCTGTAAGGCGTGCATAATTGATGAGGTCACGAAGCTCGATGCTGCTCATCGTGCGCGCCACGTTTTCATGGCTCGCATTTTGTGGCGCGGCCCTCGACAGGGCCTGTACACTTTGGGTCTGCATATGCATAATTCTCCTACAGAGTTTTGTATTGCAGAGAGCCGGGCCGCGAACCCGGCTTTTTTGTCTCTGTGATTTGGTGTTGCAGTGCTGCATTGGGTGTCCGGCGCTTCCGTGGTAGCTTTTTGCTTCCACACAACAAGGTCCAAGGAGACCGGACATGACTGAGAAATCTGTCGAGCAAATGGCTCGCGACACGCTGAACTCCCTCATTGCTGGCGGCTATTTCAAAACCGCACTCGTCAATCTCACTTCAGACGGCCTAACCCTGGATAAAGAGGCCTTGTCGACTATTGAGGGTCAGCTTCGGAACTACTACTCAACTGGCATGTACGCTCCTGTGCCGCCGGCTAATGTGACGTTCCGTCTGTGAAGTAGCGCGCCATAAAGACGAAGGCCGAGGCAAACGCTTCTCCGTGAGCCCTGGCCTTCTCCTCCTTGAGGTCGTCACGCAAGATGCCGCCGACCGACTCCTTCAGCGACTCAGCACATGCCCGCGCAAAGATCAGCTGCATTTCTTGCTTGAACTGTTCTGGTGCCATGCCCTTCTCCTGCTCTACTTAGGCCCTATCGAGGCCCTTTTTGTGTCCTACAAGCTCCAGTACCGGGGCTTTGCGGGAGTTCTGAACAACCCGTCCTGATGCAGCAATCGAGCTGGCTGCCAACAGGTACTCTTCCGTCGCCAAGCTAAGGCTCCATCCGAGTTCTCGGGCTAGTTCTCGAATCTCCTGCTGCGCCCCCTCAGGGAGCGAACTAAATTCGCAGTCAAATTCGGGCACATGACCCTCCTGAGGGCCCTCAGGCCGACTTATGATTGTCTTGGGCGCTTACACCATGAATCTCGCGAACCACTTCGGCTGCACGATGTGCGCGACCAAGCTGAGCAAGTTCGAATAGATAGGTAGCCAGCTGCATCCCGGCCATCTTTGCCTCCATCTGGAGTTGGCGCTTCGTGCGCTGTGTAAAGCGGAGCTTGCAAACGGCATCACGCTTGTTCGCTGGATCTTCGTGCATACGGGTACTGCTCCTTGTGGCTGATGGATGGGTTTAAGCGGCTTGCTGGGGGATGCTTGGGCGCAGATCGCGGGCCTTAATCGCGCCATTGGTGGCGATCTCGGCCTTGATTGCGATCTCAGCAGTGCAGCCGTGAAGGCCACGAACCCAGCCACTGACAGTCCCCTGCTTTACGCCGAGGGCCTCTGCGGTGGTCTGCTGCGAGCCGAAATGCTTAACCAGCGCGTCAAAGTATTTGTTCATGATTCTCCGCCCATATAAAGGGATGCCTTTATGTTATTTGAAAGGAACACCTTTTTGCAAGACTAAAGGCTGACCTTTAAATTGATGAGCATGGAACTCAAAGATCGCCTCAAGAAGGCAAGAAAAGATGCAGGACTAACCCAGGCTGAGCTTGCTGAACGCGTTGGCATAAAACAGGCGTCTGTATCCGAAATCGAGCGCGGACTTACCCGGACCAGTGGCTACCTTGTTCAGCTCGCCCAAGCATGCGGCGTTGACCCTGTCTGGCTGTCCGGCGGAAGTCTCTCGCAAGGTGAATCTCGACCGCTAAGCAATGCAACCATGCTTGGTCCAATCTCCCTGTGGGATGACGACACCCCGCTGGACGACGATGAGGTGTATTTGCCATTCCTGAAAGAGGTCGAATTGTCGGCTGGCTCAGGCCGCACAGCTGTCCAAGAGTCCAGCGGAAGGAAGCTCAGATTCGGTAAGCAAACGCTGCGAAATCAGAATGTCCAAGCCGGTCATGCCGTGTGCGTCACAGTTCACGGGAATAGTATGGATCCAGTATTGCCGGACGGAAGCACCGTTGGCGTTGATAGGTCAGCGACCACTGTGAAAGACGGAAAGATGTACGCAATTGATCATGGCGGTGAGTTGCGAGTTAAGACACTTTATCGAATCCCCGGAGGCGGCCTGCGCTTCCGCAGCTTCAATCTAGATGAGCACCCGGACGAAGAATATTCCGCGCAGGACTTAGCAGAAGCCGGTATCACAGTTATTGGGAAGGTGTTCTGGTATTCCGTTTTACTTTGAAGGATGCCCATTAATGCCCCTCACCAAACCCAACCAGCAGCTGCGCCGCGACCTTAAAGAGGCTGCGGCTCTACTCAAGTGGTCTGGCGTCGATCTGTTCGGAGTGGCAAAGCGCATGCTGGCCAATGGTGATGAGCAAGGAGCCAGCGAACTGATGAAGATCGCCCTCTCCTTCCAGGAAGCAGAGGTCAGGCTGGCGGGGTATGCGGAAGAGGTGGAGGTGAGGCGTACAGCGCGCTCAATGTCAAAATAGGCTATACGTAGCGATCTTAAAGCAACACCACAAGGAGGTAAGTGTTGATCCCGCAATGGAATCATCAAGGGATAATTCCCCCAATTGATGAAAACAATCCGACGGCTCTAGAGCGAGCTCCATACACGGTGACCGTTGAGCAGGTTGTTGAGCGCTTTTCTACTACTCTTGAAAGGTGCGAGATTCTTGATGGCTTTCTCTCTCACCGAGCTGAAATGCACCGTATAGGCGTTATTTCTGGTTTTCAGTGGCTGAACGGAAGCTTTATGGAGCACGTTGAGTTATTGGAAGGGAGGGCGCCGAACGACATGGATGTTGTTACTTTTGCGGAGATTCGACCAGAGGTAGAGGCCGCCCTATCGCCAGATGAAATCAAGGCGCTAACTGACAATCCCTGGATCAAGCAAACTTACAAGGTTGACTTCTACCTTCTCCCTCTGTCGGAACCTGCTGAATTTTTAGTCGAGATGTCAGCATACTGGTACAGTATGTGGTCTCACAGAAGGTCTCAGCAGTGGAAAGGCTTTTTGAGCGTCAGGCTCGAGCCGGACCATGATGATAATGCCAGACGCCTTTTGGAGAATCGCAAGCGGGAGGTCCAGAATGAACAGAACTGAATTCACCCACGCGCAGGCTGAAATCAATTTCTTGGATCGCATGTCTCGCAAGTCTGGGCTAAGCAAGCTCGCACAACTATCGATGAACTCAAGAAAGGAGCAAGTAGAATCACGTCTGCTGGATCCTGGCCGAGGAGCATTTTCCCCAGCCAAAGCAGTAGTGACCTATCGAGGTGCTCCCGTTTGGGGTGTGCATGGTGTTGTCGCTGAGTTTGGCGCCATAGCAACTGCGAAATTCTCAGAGGCCATTACTGCCGTAGCCGCGTCTATTGGCGGTGTTCTGAATGATTTTGGTCCTATACCGAACAAAGCCCAGAATCAGATACTTATAACCGGCACTGCTATCGGTTCTTTCGGCTTTGAGTTCGAAGAAGCGCCATCACTTGATGCGCAGCTACCTCTGGAGGGAACCACCTCCGTTTCGCAAGCATTTGAGTTGGTAGCTGAGTTACTAGAGGCCTCCACCAAAAGTGATGAGGAACTATCCGAGCCAGCCTCTAGAGTTGGAACGCGAGCGATCGCAACAATTTCGGATTATCTCGAAAAACTGATTTCCTACGAAGCGTACTGCTCGGTGACAACCCGTGACCACCTGTTCTCGTTTACGAGTGTTGACCAAGTCAGAATTAGCAGGTCCCGTCTCAGTCCTGAAAACATTGTAGAGAAAGACGTTGAGTTTTCTGGTGAGTTCTTGGGTGCCTTCCCCGCCGAAAGAAGATTTGAATTCAAGACCCAGGATGGGACGGTTATTCACGGGAGAATTGCCTCTGCCATTGAAGACCCGGCAGTTATCAATATGCATCTAAACAAAGCCTTTACCATCCAGGTAAGCGCTAGAACAGTCGGCAAGGGCAGGCCGCGATACACCATTTCCCAACTACCTTGGTAATCAAGCCCGGCCCAGCGCCGGGCTTCTTGTATCTGCCCTACCGCATTACCCCGGCTCTGAAGCCGCTACAGAGCCGACCTGCCCCGACATGAAGCCAAACCCCAGGCCACACTAACGAGCAATGAGCCCGCCACTGAGCGGGTTTTTTCATGCCTAACGAAAAATAAAGGATTCCCTGTTGACTCAAAATAAAGGCTAGCCTATATTTACTCCATCGAGTCACCGAACAGGTACTCGCCAGGCCCTCAAGCCGACCGCTCTTTAGCGACACCCCTTGCCGGATCACCACCGGCCCAGATTCAAAGGCAGCGATGAACCGGCCTCAACGGTTCAGAGGGTTGGCAACTGACCCGGGTGTGCAGCTTAAAGCACCGAGAACAGTTATCCAGCGGGAGAACAAGCCGAAAGGCCCGCGGCTGGAAGAACAATCAGAAGATAGCCGGAGGCCGACGCAAGCAGCGGGCCCCGACTGGAAAGTTTCAAACGATACGAATCACCGCTGACGCAACAACCCCGGTCTGACGCCAGTAGCGGGACCGGGATTAACCCAGGAGATGACCATGATCTACAAAGTTTCCGAGATCACCGCTGTAGCTTTTTTGCTTGCGCCGGTTGTTGCGGCGGCCTTGAAGATTGCGGGTGTTCTCTGACATTCGATTCAAGCCGATGACCGACGCCAGTAGCGGGTCACGGAAGATTTCCTCGATGCCCTTCTCACGAGGGGTATCAGGGAAATCAAACGCCCTGGAGGGCGAGGATATGCCCACAAAAGCTTATCAATGTGGATCGTGTTACGAGGTCCACGAGTTCTATCACGAGGCGGAAAGCTGCTGTCAGCCGGCAATCGATGAGGGCTGGCAATGCGATGTATGCGGCGATTTCCATAGCGAAAAGGAAGACGCGGCGAAGTGCTGCATCGGGCTGGTCAAGGCGAAATCCGAAGAGGCGGTCCAGTGCCCAGCATGCTTGCGTGACCAGTCACTGGTGCAGTTGGTGTCTGAGATTGAGGTAGCCGGCCACTGCTCAGAGTGCAACCCGCATTTCTCGATAGACGACGCCTTCAAGATTGCCGACCTGGTAGATCAGCAGCTCGCCGAAAATCTAGATCGCATGTTTTAGGGGTGCTGATTCACCCCTCTTCCTGGTTTTACAAATGCCTCTCAAACCCCGGGAGGCATTCGAAAGCCACTGGAGGAATACAAAATGAACAAGGTCCTTCGCATCACTCTGCGCGGCGAGCTGCAGGTGTTCTCCGATTGCAACCTGGATACCTGCATCCGCGAAGCTAATCGGCTCAACACGGAACGTGGCTATACCAACGGCGTGTACGTGGTCGAACTTGAGGACGGCCGCCGCATGACGGCAGCTGACTGCAAGGCTGCTGCATGAGCCTGCGCGACCAGGGCTTCAAGTTCTGCATCAGCCCGGACAAGAAGCAAGGCCGCTGGCTTCACCCGGCTGAGTTCAAGCAACTGCACCCCGACTGGATCAACGTCACGGAATGGCCAAGCGAGAAGCTGGTGGCATTCCTGATGCCTGTGCCAAAGCAGCAAGACCTTTTCGCAGCATGACGATTTCACTGGCTGGCCTTGGCGACAGGGCCAGACGGGAAATCAACCGGAGCAACAGCCATGAACGAAGTTCTCGTGCAACACCTACTGGCAAAGGCACGCAAGAGCCTGGCTGCCGGCGACAAGAATCAAGCAACCGTGTGGCACACCCTGGCGAAGTCGGCCCGGGGCGCTGATCACCGCATCTGAATCAATCCCGACAAGGAAAACCACCATGCAAGCAGCAGAGAAATCACAAGTCACCATCCCTGAAATCGGCACTGTATGGACCGGCCAAGGTGGTATCTACGCCGGGTTCATGCCGGCTCGTAACGGCGCTGATGGCTACCACCTGGTCCTTGGTGAAGAACTTGGCCGCTTCGAGTGGGGCCAGTATGGCGATGAGTCGCCGGCCACCAGCTTGACCGATGGTCGCGCTAACACCGAAGCGCTGGTTAATGCTGATGGCGAATACCCGGCAGCGATTGCAGCATATGAACACATCGCTGAAGGGCATGGTGATTTCTATCTGCCCGCCACTGCCGAGCTGTACGAAATCTGGCTGAACCTGAATGGCAAGCTAAGTGGTTTGGTGTGGTCGAGTTCGCAGTACTCAGCCCACAACGCCTACCTCATGGACTTCGTAGATGGCTGGCTCTACTACTACGGCAAGTACGCCGAGCGTCTTGTCCGTCCTGTCCGCAGATTCCTTCAGTAATTCATTCCTTCAATTGCTTCTGACAACCAGCGCCAAACGACAGCCTGTCGCAAACTGCCCGATCCCTGGTACTCCCCAGCACCAGGGCAGACATGCTTTGCCGCGAGGCCAATTATGAAACTGAATCGACTTGTATATGGGGTTGGCGTCAAGGACTTACCCTATAAAACGGTGAAGTCGGAAGATGGTCAACCTAGACATGACCCGTTTTATTCCAAGTGGTCCGACATGCTGATGCGCTGCTATTCGCTGCGCTACAAAGCAAAGTATCCGACCTACGAAGGTTGCCAGGTTGTAGAAGAATGGCTGTATTTCTCTGGATTCAAAGCTTGGATGGTTAAGCAGCCTTGGGAAGGCAATGCTCTAGATAAAGATATTATCATTCCAGGAAACAAGACCTATTCGCCAGACGCGTGCGCGTTCGTTCCGAGATGGCTAAATAACTTCCTTTGCGACAATGCTGCTCAGCGTGGCTCCTGGCCACTCGGGGTTTCGCTACTGCCAGGAGGAAAGTTCTCTGCGACCATTGAATCGGGAGGGAGGTCGGTGCATCTCGGTCGATTCAATAGTCCTGATCAGGCTCACAAGGCCTATCTGATCGCGAAAGCCGAAGAGACCTACAAAAGGATTCAGCGGTACATAGCTGATGGCGGTTCAGATGATCGCGTCATTTTGGCTTTATCGGATCGAGCTAAAAAAATGGTCTCGCAATAATCGAAAGCATCACCCCTGCCCATTCGTAGAGTGGGCAGAAGGATGCGGACGAGTACACACCGCGAGAGCGGCCCCCTGCATCAACGCAACACAGCAGATGAATGCGCAGGCTGATGCGCAAGCAGGTTTGATCCTGACAAGCACGTAAGGCAGGCGCTTCCGTACGCACAAACAATCGGGAGCTGTTTTGCGACTTGAAGTAATACGAATCTGGCCGGGCGGTTGTGCGCTACGGTAGAGCCCAAGGTACAAGGGCCTTCAGGTAATCGGGAATGCCGGAGATCAGCACCGGCCATCTGCACCACCGAGCAACAGCGTCTTCGGGGCGCTGACGCTCACAACCTCAACCGGAGATCACCATGCTCCTACTGTTCCTGATCGGCGCAGCGCTTCGCCATGTGCGGCCAGAACCGCCAATTGAGGCAACGCTGCCCACCGGTCCACTGCGTACCGTGCGCAAGCCCTGGCGAACGATCAGCGGGGCACCGGCGTTCTGGCGCTGACTGTCCCGCCCAAAACCTGAAACCACTGCATCTGTGAAAGCCCCGAACGTCCAACGGGGCTTTCTTTTTCCCGCCTATATCCGTCAGCACTCCCCGGCGCCCATTGGCAAACAGCCGTGCGTGAGTGTTGACGAATACAGGTGAACAACCCGCCACCTTGGAGGCGACCATGCAAACAGCAATGCAGATCTGTCAGGAGCGGCACGACCGCCGGCTGCCACCAGAGGACTACACCGAGGATCTGGTGGACGCCGAGGTTGCCCGGGTGATGTTGCTCGAGTCGAAAGTTGTGCCCTTCTTCGATCAGCGAGTAGGTGCCGGTCACATCCCAGGCTTCGCGCTCAATGCGAGTGAGACGATAGCCCAGGCCTGCGACCACGAATGCATGGACGCCCAGGTTGTGCTGGCGGTCCTGGCCGGGGAGTTCGAGCGGGCCCAGAGGATAGCCGAGAAGGCGTTCCGGCAACCCCTGGAGTCGAAAGCCCGGGCCATGGTGGTGAAGTCCATGGGCCTGGCGAGGGTCTGCCAATGATCGCCCATCACGACATGGCCCAGGGCATGCTCGAAGGATATCTGGAGAGCATGAAGGACCCGCAGTGCTCCGACATTGCAGTAAAAGCCTCTGCCATGACCGCCGTTCTGGTCTTCCGAGCTCTGGGAGTCATCAGCGCCCAGGAGGACGCCAATTACACCGAACAGCTGCACCGCCTGCATGAGCGACGCCGAGCTGGCGAATTTGGGAAACCAACTCATGAATGGTAACTGCGTGGCGATCATCGCCGCTAATCGAAAAGCTGTTATTCAAGCCCTGCAGTCGCGGGGCTTTTCTTTGGTTGCCGATCTTCCAGAGCCCATCAGGATCGAGCGGACACCTCGGGGCATGCTTAGAGCGAGGTCTTCACGATGAGCGGCGAAGGCGCAAAGAAGCGCCAGCAGGCCGCCGCCAAGCGTTGTGCTCGGCTCCGCCAGCAGGGGCTGACCCTAGGCCAGATCGCCGAGATAACCGGCGTGGAACGGGAGCGGGTCGCAACACGGATCACTCTCGGCGAAAGGCTGATCAGTCTGGAGGTTGACCAATGACCTCCCGCCAGCGCGCCCGGAGAATCCTGATCTAGCGCGGCGCCCTCCCCGTCCTGCTCCTTTTCTCACTCCTGATGCTACTCGGCGCTCTTGCTGATCGCGTCACTCAGTAATCAACGAGGCCCCCAATGAGCCAACTAGCCCGTGTCGAACAGGACCAGGCGCCCGCTGTCGTGGGCGAGTCAGCAACAATAATGCAGGTTGTTCTCCGTGCCGCATCCGACCCTCAGTGCGACATCGAGAAGATGGAACGCCTGATGGCAATGCATGAGCGGATGCAGGCGAAGACAGCTGAAACCGAGTTCAATGCCGCGCTGTCTCGCGTTCAGGGCGAGATGGGGCGCATTGCGGCTGATGCTACCAACAACCAGACCCGCAGCCAGTACGTCACGTACGGGAAGCTCGATAGCGTTTTGCGACCGAAGTACACGAACGAAGGACTTTCGCTGTCCTTCAGCACCGAGCAAGCTCCGGAAGGAATGGTGGGCATGGTGTGCTTCGTCAGTCATGTCGGCGGCCACACCCGTGAATATCGCGCCCACATTCCATCCGACGGCAAGGGCGCCAAGGGCGGCGATGTTATGACCAAGACCCACGCCTTTGGCTCCGGAACCTCCTACGGCATGCGCTACCTGCTGAAGATGATCTTCAACGTCGCTATCGGCGAAGAAGACGACGACGGTAATGGAGCCAGCGGTGACGAATTCCGCAACGCGATCCTTTGCGACCTGACATCGAAGGTGGCGGCAGCAACAGACAAGGCAGTGTTGCAGGAGGCCTGGCAGCACGGCCTGAAGGTTTTGCACGTCGCTAAGGACGCAGTAGGCGCCGAAGAGTTACGCGCCGCGGTCAATAAACGCAAGGCTGAACTGGAGAGCGCGCCATGATCCTTATCAGTTGTGAACAGGGCAGCCCTCAGTGGCATCAAGCCCGCGCAGGCTGCATCACTGCCAGCATGTTTGGCATTGCTCGGACCAAGGTCGGGGGTCTGGACGAAAAACAGCAGATGTATGTCTCTGCCATCCAGGCTGGCATGACCGAAAAGGAAGCTATGGCTGAAGCGGGCTACAAGGCCGCGCCTAAGGCAGAGTCTGTGCGCTTGGCACTCGCTGGCAAGCCTGTTGGTCAGCCATCCGAGGCTGCCATGAACTACGCCTTCAACTTGGCCGTTGAGCGGATCAGCGGCACACCAATGGACCAAGGTTTCGAGACTTGGCAGATGAAGCGCGGTCATGAGTTGGAGCCGATAGCCAGGATGGAGCATGAGCTGAAAACAGGCTTGATGGTCCAGCGGGCCGGGTTCGTCACTACGGACGATGGCGCGTTCGGGGCAAGTGCTGACGGCCTGATCGGCGACGACGGCGGCAGCGAATACAAGTGCTTCATTGCCCCTGACAAGCTCCGCACCTTCCACATCGATAACGACGCCAGCGGCGTCATGGATCAGGTCCAGGGCTGCATGTGGGTCACTGGACGGAAGTTCTGGCACGTAGGCATGTATTGCCCTGCTCTCGAGCCTGTAGGGCGTCAGCTTTGGTGGCAGGAGTTCAAGCGAGACGACGACTACATCGAAAAGCTCGAGGAAGACCTCTGGCAGTTCAAGCTGCTGGTGGACGGCTACGAGGCCAAGCTGAGGAGTAACGCAGCATGATCAGCAACCACACAACCTTGATCGAGCAGCGCCATGACAGCGCGGCAGAAATTGCCTATGCAGTTGAGCAGTTCCTTGCGGCTGGCGGAAAGCCTCAAATCATCGCCCAGGGCGTCAGTGGCGAGGTTGGCATTTCAGGTACATCCAGCCACCACGACCGCCTTCGCGCTGAGCGAGACAAGCTTGCGCCGGCGGTGCGGCCAAAAAAGGCGCTACAGCAAGCGAGGCAGCAAAGAACCTAAATATGCATATCAAGCGCGTCCTGCTGATTGCCCGGGAAAACGGGTTTCAGTTTCGGCAGCAGAAATGAAGGGATAGGCCATGGCTGCGACTCAGGAAGAACGATCGGCCAAGCTTGCCGAGAGACGGCAGGAGCTGGGCGAGCAGGAATTGCGGCACACAGTCCCGTATGGCGCCCGGCAGATGCTCGACGAGCTGATGCTCTGGCGTGAGATCCAGGAGGTCAGCGAAGCTGTGCAGTTGCTGGTGATCAATGCCGAGCCCAAGGTACTGCCGCCGGCGTCTCCAAAGGTAAAGGGACCGTCCGACATCATCAGGCACTACTTCCGCCAGGGAATGCGCGACCGCCTGGCAGCGCTCACTGCCGCCCTGGGCGAATCAAAGGACCGAAACACGATCTGGCGACTGATCGCATATGCCAATTCGCTAGGCCCAGATGGATCCGCGCCACTCTTCGAAATCAAGCGCCACGGATACGAGATAACAGAAAACGTGGCGCGCAAATTACGGCAAGCAGGCTTTGCCGAATCGCTACAGATGAACGCCGAAGACGACGGCGAAGCATAACCCACCCTACTCGCTGCATCCGGTACCCGGAGGGCGGCACACACCTGGAGAAAACCATGACTCAACATGTACAACAGACCGTCGCCGCTTCCGAACTCCCTGAGCGTGGCCAGCTATTGGCCGGGGGCACCTTCGTCACCCGCTACTGGCTCAACGGCGTTGAACGCGCCCTGATCCTGCTGCCTGACGAACTCAGCGGCGCCTGGGGCGAGTATGGCGTCGAGATAAAAGGTGCCGCCAGCTACAGCGACGGCGAAGCCAACACCCGCGCCATGGCCGAGGCTGGCAGCGTGATCGCAGTCAAGGCTCTTGAGCTTGGTGGCTTCATCCCGTCCTGCTTGGAGGGTCAGCTGCTGATGGCGGCTAAGGCTGACGGCCTGGTGGAACTCCGCGAAGACCGCTGGCACTGGCTGAGTTCGCAGTCCTCAGCCAACGGCGCCTACCTCATGTTCTTCGACGATGGCTGGCTCAGCAGCACCGACAAGACCAGCGAGCGTCTTGTCCGTCCTGTCCGCAGCCTTCCTATTCAGTGATTCATTCCTTCATTGATTTTTCAGCAGGCGTTTCCCGGGAGCGTCAGGACGAAGCCCAGACCAGAAGCACGCCGGGCAGCGCCGGCCGAGGATCTGCGCGAGACAGCCAACAGCTACTTCGGCCTGCTAAGCCAGGCCAGCCACAGCGCAAAAGACCGGGAGAAGCTTGCCCGGGTCGTGCTTAAACGCGGCCATGTCGTCAACGGCTCCCTGACCAAGACCTACCCAAAGAACGAACGTGGAGAACGACATGGTACGCACTTACCGATTCTGCGAACTGATGGATCGACTCATGAGTGACAAGGTCACCGTTGTTCAGGACGACGTAGGCCAGTTCATTTTCATTCCGGTGCAATACCTGGGAAGGCGTTTACGAGCATGTGCGACTGCAACCTGGGGCGCCTGCCCTGCACCTGTAAGCCAATTGATGGAGAAAGAGTGATGAGTAAAGATCTACGGTTTTACGCTGGCGAACTTCGTGCAAATGACTACGTGGTCAAGGCGAAGATGAGTAACGAAATGATCAGCGTGCCGCATGACTATGTGCTGCGCCTCACACCCGAAGCGCATTCGACGATGCTTGGAATGGTCGAGCACTGCCTGAATGTACGTGCCTGCATGGGCATGGATGAAGGTTTCAAGGACTTCGACACAGAAGAAGAGCATGGCTTCGTGAAAGAGCTGCGCGCCCTTCTCGCCAAGCCTGCCGAGCAGCACCAGGGTGAGCCGGTGTATATGGTCCGAACGCATGGCTCGTGCTGCTGGGTAGAAGTCGGCAGCGGGTCACTGGAGGATTTCCAGTCCATGCCGGAGGAGTACGAGTTGCGCGCGCTCTACACCCGCCCAGCCGAGCAGCCCGCGCCGGCTGCGCAGCCAGAACTGCAGCTCGACGACCCTGAGCGCCAGAGGCTGATCGCCTGGGGGCGCAACTGCGGGCTTGAGGAGGCATCGCAAGTCTGCCAGCGCATGGCTCATGAGGCGTACTACCCGCCTGGAACCAGGTTCAAACACTTCACGCCCAAAGCCCAGATGCGCCTGGGCGACATCCTGATCAAGGCGGCGAATGCAATCGGCGGCCTACCTGACGGCCCCTACGAGCGCTTTCATGCGCGCCAAGGCAACAAAACCCGCTAGGAGTACATTTGTACTCCACCCGCGAAAACATCACCCCTCCCCCACATTCAAGTCAGCCGCAGCAGCGGAATGGCGGAGCTATGCCATGAATATCGACAAAGAAAAGCTGAAGGCCCTGGCCGAGGCAGCACAGAACGACAGCGGCGATTATGCAGCACTGAACGATTACGGAATGGCTGTACCGTCAGCTGTAACGCTGGCTCTGCTCGCGGAGATCGAACACGCCCGCATGCGGATCAAGGAACTGGATCTGCTGTTCGGACGCTACATCCTCGCCATGCGCTCGGCTCTTATCGAGGAAAAGCATGGCAAAGGCCCGGCAGCGGGAATGGAGTGGATTTACAACTCGCTGGCTGGTCCTGGCGAGCTGCCTCCAGAGGGTGAGACTAACAGCCAAGCCTACTTCGACCGGGAGATTGTTGCCGTGGATCGTGCGATGACTGAAGTTTTGGCGTTCTACGATGCTCGCCGCGCCGCCCTGGCCCAGGAAGTGCAGCCATGATCCTCCCCGCCCTGCTCTACCTCGCATGGAACATCTACACGGGGCCAAGGCCATGAGCGAACCATTCAGAATCCTTACAGGCGACTGCCTGGAGCTGATGCGCCAAATGCCTGACAACTCTGTCGACAGCGTGGTGACCGATCCGCCCTACGGCCTGGGCTTTATGGGCAAGAAATGGGACGCGTCCGTACCGGGCGTTGAAGTCTGGGCTGAATGCCTTCGGGTGCTCAAACCTGGCGGCCATCTGCTGGCTTTCGCTGGTACCCGCACACAGCACCGAATGGCGGTAGCGATCGAGGATGCCGGCTTCGAGATACGCGACATGATCGCTTGGGTTTATGGCTCGGGATTCCCAAAGTCACGCAACATCGGGAATGATGTCGACGGAATGGATGGCTGGGGTACGGCGCTCAAACCATCGATAGAACCGATAACTTTTGCTCGCAAGCCACTTGCGGAGAAGACAATAGGTGCCAACGTCATAGCTTTTGGCGTCGGTGCGCTCAACATCGATGGATGCCGGATCGAGACTAACGACAACCTGAATGGAGGCGCCTATTCCGAGAATGGTCGACAGTCAGTATCCGATTCCTTGCGGCAAGGCGGAGGCATGAATGCAGTCGGCGCTACGGCTGGCGATTATATCCAGCCCTCGGGCCGATGGCCTGCCAATCTGATTCACGACGGCAGCTCTGAAGTCGTGGCGCTATTCCCTGCTGAAGCAGGCGCCTGTGCACCTGTGATGGGCACCGAACCAACGTCAAATGGATTCAGCGGCTCTGTAAAATACAGCGGCATGATGGGACGCACGAAAGGAGCTTTCCACGCAGATAGCGGAAGTGCTGCCCGGTTCTTCTACTGTGCTAAGACGAGTCGAGAAGATCGAAATGAAGGGCTCCACAGCAGCATGCAACCATCTGTTGTTACTGGAGCCACTATGCGTGATCGCGAGACTGCGGACTGGCCTGCACGCAATGGCAACCACCATCCGACAGTGAAACCGACTGACCTGATGGCCTACCTACTGCGCCTGATTACGCCCCCAGGTGGTACCGCACTCGACCCATTCATGGGTTCGGGCAGCACCGGCAAGGCAGCAATGCGCGAAGGGTTTCGGTTCATCGGCTGCGAACTCGACGAACAATACGCGGCGATCGCTCGAGCACGAATTGAGCACGAGCTCACCAAGCCGAAACAACTTCAGCTCTGAAAAGAGTCCGCCCGGCCCGGGATCGGTCGTCTTCTTCCTTGATGAGCAAGACATAGACCGGGCGAACGCAGAGACAGTGCCACGGCGCAACGCCGACGGCGATCAGCACCATCTGAAACACCCCACTCAACAATCGGAGCCTGCCGGCGATGGCGGGCGGGATAGACAAATGTCCGAGAAAGACGAACTACCCGAAACGTACCCCTTCGACAAAGTGCCCGAGAAGCGTATGGCGCAGCTTATCGGCAAAACTCAACGCGCCCTGGAAAGCAAGCGAGCCCGCGGGGGCATCCCCGAAGGCGTCTGGAACAAGATCGACAACCGCATTTTTTACAGCATCAGGAGATACGAGGCATGGCAAGAAAGCCAATGGGACTGCCCACAGGAGTTGAATTTGCTGGTGATTCAATCCGAATCCGATTCACCTGGAAGCATCGCCGGTGTGAAACCCTCGCCTACCCACAGACGGCCAAGGGGATCAAAGCGGCCGCAGATCTCCGTGCTCACGTAATCAGCCTGGCCAAGCACGGGGCCCTGACGGACGAGAAATACACCGAGCTTTTCCCTAACTCCAGCTACGTGACGACGACTGAGTCAGCCGTCGTCACTTTTGGGGAATATGCGCAGACCTGGCTCGACAGTCGGGAAGTCGTAGAGGGCACCAGGAGCAACTACAAGGGCAGCCTCAACCTGTACTGGATGCCTGCGCTTGCCGGCATCCCCATGAACGACATCACCCCAATGGCGCTGCGCAAGATCATAGCGGCCACCGAGTGGAGCAGCCCCGGGGTGAAGCGTGCGGCGATATCTCGAGTAAACGCCCTGTTCAATGTCGCAGTGCAGGACGAAGTGATTGCACGCAACCCCACAACATCGATTCAACTGCCGGCGAGGAAGAAAAAAGTAGTAGATCCGTTCACAGCGGAAGAGGCCGACGCGCTTATTGCGTGGCTGTATGCGAACTTCACTCGACCGGTGGTCAGGATCTACGCGGCCTATTTCGAGTTTGCCTTCTATACCGGCATGCGTACTGGTGAACTGCTGGCGCTGCGCTGGGACGAGATCGACCTGGAGGACAGAACAGCACACGTCTGTCGGATTGTCGTCAAGGGTAAGCTGCAGGAGCGCACTAAAACAAAGTACGCCAGAACGGTAATGCTGAACTCCCGCGCCATGAACGCCCTGGCCCAGGCAAAGGAAATTGCCCAGGTCCGCGACAGTGAGCGGCGCCGCGTGCGCAAGTCGTCGCCTTACGTGTTCCAGCCGTCCGGCAGTTCGCCGTTTATCAAGGGCCCAACGACCCCTGCCGGGCACTTTGCAACAGCTCTAGAGGCCTTGGGGATCAGGCCCCGGAACCAATATAACTGCCGTCACACCTACGCTACGATGTGCCTCATGTCTGGCATGAATCCCGCTTTCATTGCCGGCCAACTCGGGCACAGCGTGCAAGTGCTGCTCTCGACTTATGCGCGGTGGCTGAACTCGACAACGGACTGGACGGAGATAAGTAAGCTGGAAAGCAAAATTGGTACAAAAACGGTACAGGATGAAAAAAAGTTTAATTAA